ATAAGGGAATTGGTGAATTTTCTAAACTAAAAAATGCTTGTGACAACTTAGAGGAATGGCTGAATGAATAAATCTTATCACTTTTTTTATAGAACAGCTTCACCGTTTTCTAATTGGCATTATTCGCCGTTTTGGTATCGAGGCGTTCGTTATAATTGTGTCGAACAGTTTATGATGGCTCATAAAGCGAAATTGTTTAAGGATAAAGAAACACTAGATGCCATTATGGAAACTGAGTCCCCAAGAGAACAGAAGCGGCTTGGTCGTAAGGTTAAAAATTTTGATCCAGAAGTTTGGGATTCTGTTTGTCAACAGATTGTTTTCACTGGATGCTGGCACAAAATTGACGAAAATGAAGACATTCGACTTGCACTCTTGAGAACCGAAGATAAAATCTTGGTCGAGGCGTCACCAACCGATAGGATTTGGGGAATTGGATTCTCAGAAGAGGACGCTTTAAAAGATGGTAACATATATCGTTGGGGTCAAAACCTACTAGGAATTATTTTAACAGAAATTAAAGTTGGGATATCGTAATGTTTAACTTTTTTGATCCATTCAAAGATGATATTTGTTTTGAACGCCTGTTCATTACTAGTGATCTACATGCTTACCACAAGAATATTTGTGCTGGAAGCACTGACTGGGATCGTGGTGCTGATCGACAGTTTGATAATCCAATTGAAATGACCAATACGCTAATTGAAAATATTAATGAGACTGTTGGTGAAAACGATCTTCTAATTAGTATGGGTGATTGGGCTTTTGGTGGTCCAGATAAGGCAAGGAAGTTTCGTAACCTGATTAATTGCCGAAACATTGCTCATATTTTTGGAAACCATGACAAGAATGCATGGAAGAATCGCGACATGTTTATTTGGACCGGACACTACAACGAGTTCCGGTTTGACAAGAAGCTTATTTGTATGATGCATTACCCATTGGCAAGCTGGAATGAAAGCGGTCGTGGTAGCATCATGCTACACGGACATTGTGTAGATAAGGAAACAGAAATTCTTACATATTCTGGATGGAAAAAACATGATCAAATTATTGTTGGTGAGCCATTACCCACATATAGTCAGCAATTGGGAAAAATTGTTGACGATACTGTAAAAGATGTATTATCATTTGATTATATTGGCGATATGTATACACATGAAGGAAAATCTATTAATCTAAGGGTTACTTCTAATCATACAATGATTCATTTTGGTCAATCTGATCATATCGTGCATAAAATATCTGCTCAAGACTTATTTAAAAGAAAAACGGCTAAATTCAAAAGGTGTGGAATCCACACTAATCAATCTGGCATCAAATTAAGCAATGATCTTATTAAGTTGTACGTCCTTATTTCCTCTGATGGTTCTGTAAAAAATGATACTAAATTAGTACGTATTAGGATTAAAAAAGACCACAAACAGAAATATCTAAGATCTGTATTAAAGAAACTTGATTTAGACTTCGAGGAACTAAAGAACGACAAATATGTTTCTTTTAATTTTTATCTTCCTGAAGAACTATCGAAGTTTAAGATCAAAGGAAATGATCCACAATTAGATGATATAAATCAGGAACAATTTAAAATTCTTCTGGAAGCATATGCACATTCTGATGGTAATAAAAATGGAAAGGGTTATATTATCTATTCCTCAAAAGAGGGTGAAATTGATCAGCTTCAAATGATTGCTATTCAGAATGGATTCGGTGCAACAAAGCATGAGAGAGTTCATGGATTTAGTTCTAATCCATCATATCAGCTTTCCGTGTATCCATCTAAATTTAATAATATTCAAAAGCTAGATGAAAGACACTCTATTGAAAATGTTCAAAATGAATTTGTGTGGTGCATCAAGACTCACAACCAAAACTTTTTTATGAGAAGGATGGGCAAAGTTCATTTAACCGGCAATTGTCATAATCACCTGCATTCTGATTTTACTCGTGGTAGGATTTTTGATGTTGGCGTTGACAATCCACGATGGAATTTTCGACCAGTAGCTTTTAGTGAACTGTTCAAGATTGCCATGAATACTGATATTTTTGTAAGCGATCATCATAGTGGTGATCTGAAGGGATGGTAATATGATACAATAACCTACTCCTAAAACTTAAAATGGTGTATTTATTAATAGGCGGTTTAACCGGATTAAATATACCTTTCTGCTGGAGTAAGTTAATGTTAACAAGAAAATGCCCAATATGCGAAAAAATTTTAGAATATAAGTCACAAAGCGGATACTATACAGCTAATAAAAAAAACTCAAAATGTAGAGCATGTGCTAGTCGCGATTCTGGTTTTATATCCCGTTTTGCAACAAAGGGTGAAAACACAGGAAAAAATAATGCTTTCTTTGGGAAAAATCACTCTCCAGAAGCAAAGTCAAAAATTAGTTCTTCTAAAATAGGAAGTAAGCACTCAGAAAAAACAAAAGAAAAGCTAAGGAGGCTAAACACAGGAGAAAACAACCCTATGCATGGAAAAACATTCTATGAAATATGGGAAAAAAAATATGGCAAAAAGAAAGCCAGTCATTTATTAGACAAGAAAAAACAAAAAAATAGAGAAGCTTCAAGCGGTAAAAAAAATCCAATGTATAATAAGCCATCCCCGAATGGGTCTGGAAATGGATACAAGGGATGGTATAAAGGAAAGTTTTTTAGATCATTACGTGAAGTATGCTACATGATCCAAATGGATAATAATTGCATCGACTGGAAAAGTGCTGAAAATATATCAATACCATATCAATTTCATGGAAAAGATCGAACCTATAGACCAGACTTTATAATTAATGGTTCTATAATTGTAGAAATAAAGCCAAAGAAGTTATGGGAAACCCCTAGTGTTAAAGCAAAAGTAGATGCAGCAAAAAAATATTGTGATGCAAATAATTTACAATATAGCCTAATAGATGTTCAGGTAGATCGCTCATTAATAAAAAAAAATATAGAACAAATTACTTTTATGGAAAAATATAGAAAGAGGTTTAATGATTACGATGTATGAGAAAAATTTATTTATCTGTAGGGGCTTACCATCTTCTGGCAAAACCTACGCTGCTAATAAGCTACGCAAGTTTCTGCAAGTGAACAATAGCGACTGTTTTATCTTCTCAACCGATGATCATTGGTTGGATGAAAACGGTGTCTATAATTTTCAGCCGCAATATCTTGCAAAAGCCCATAGGTGGAATCGTGATCGTGTTGCTACGGCGATGGAAAAGCATGTTCGCAATATCGTCGTAGACAATACGAACACAACCCTAAAAGAGATGAAAGCCTATATTGATTTAGCCCGAAATAATGGTTATGGGGTAACACTTGTTTACCCGAATACCAGTTGGGCGTGGAATGTTCAGGAGTGTGCCAAACGGAATTCTCACGGGGTTCCGCTGGAAACTATCCAGAAAATGTTTGACAGATTCGAAGGACATGCTACAATTGAGGGAAAGCTTGGAGAAGTCAATTATTTAGGAATTAAGTAATGAAGATTTTGGAAATGCTTCGGTCTGGTGTAACCCTACAGGAACTTGAGTCGAAGTATGGAATTAAAAGCAACTGTCATGAAGACGGTCGAGTTATCTTAAACTATGACCAGATCGATTCTTATAATCATCGATTTACCGATTTCGTCCGCGAGTGTCGCGGTCTAGTTACTCACAAAGATGGCTGGCCGCTAATTGCTCGTGCTTTTGATCGATTCTTCAATTTGGGTGAATACCCAAAAGAACAGAATCAGTTTGTGTGGGAGGATTGTTTAGGATACCATAAGGAAGATGGATCTTTAATCATCGTGTATCGATGGAATGATAAATGGCATCTAAACACACGTAATTCATTTGGTGATGGAGAGGTTAATAATTCCGGCATGTCTTGGCGTGATTTGTTCACAATTGCCTTGCCGGGCTGGGAACTGAATCTACACCCACATTATACTTATTGTTTCGAACTTTGTTCTCGTTATAATAAGATTGTGCGTGATTACAAAGAGCCAACGGCGTACCTGTTGACATGTTTTGATGGATCAAATGAATGCAGTCCTTCATTCGTTTCAAATGAGACCTCTTGGATTGGTGCTTGTCTACCAGAAGTTAATGGTTTTGGTAACGAAGTAGATGCACAGCGTTATATTGAGGAATTGGTTAAGAACGACAAAACGTTCGAGGGTCTTGTATTGCGAGACATTCATGACCGTCGTATTAAAATCAAATCCGCAGAGTATATTGCTTTGCATCGACTAAACAATAACGGTAACATCCTTCATCCAAAGAATATTCTCCCTTTTATCTTGAAGGGCGAAGAAGATGAGGTCTTGCAGTATTTTCCAGAAATTTCAGAGCAAACGCTTGAAATCAAGGCGTTTGTTGATAAAATGAAGGAAGAGCTAGACAACATCTGGTTTTCATATGGAGATATTAAAAATCGCAAGCGGTTCGCACTTGCAGTCAAGGATCATCCGTTGTCTGGATATTTGTTTGAGGCAAGAAAAAAAGAAAGCCATCCCGTTGAGGAAATGCTTTCAAGCCCAGAACTTCTGTTAAAACTTATCATAAGGAATAAAGAATGAGAACCTTTGAGAACGATCATATTGTCTACGACATTTGTGCTAAATATCACAATGGTTCACTCAATGAGTTGCAGGCTATGTATCAGCTTCAGGCAACTGGTCTGTCTCAAAAAGAGGCAGATCAGCAACTGACCGACTTTTACCGCGTTCATATTAATCCGTCAGTTTTGCTAGTAAAGATTGTGGGCGTTTTTGTGATTGCCGTTTTAGTTCTATCCCTTTTTCTTTTCTTGATTTCACCGTAGGAGAATAGCAATGGCGAAGTACAATACTGCTGTTAAGCATGAGGGCAAGTTGACAAAAATCACGACTCCATCAAGGTTTGGTTCACACAAATCTATGGTTGTCGAACACCTAGAAGATGGAAGAGTTGTTTGCCGCGATGATTACGGGGATTATACAACCTCCGTATCGCGTCTGGATAACGGATTGGCCGATCCCAATCGCTATTCAAGAAAAATGTAAAAAACTCTCTACAAAATCCTCTTCTTAGGAGTATAATAATGTAGACATGACGCGGAGGGCAGGTCGGTATCTGAGTTAGCCTCATAAGCTAATCCAAATATGGTTCAACTCCATACTTTCGCTACTTATCGGTGCGGGGATATTTAGATATAGTTCACGAGGGAGGCCCGCACAACCTCCGTGATTAAATTCTTACTGAAAAATGTGTAGAGCTATATTGTTTTTAACGTATTAAAGGTTTGTATCAATGAGTAATATAACAAGAAAACCCGAATGGCATCAAGTGTCTGAATTATCTTCAGTCATTCGCGGACTCTTTGCGTATGCCGTTGATAATGGTCCAAGCTAATAATACGTTCACCAAATGAGTACAAGGCTAGGTGAACGAAAGTTTTCCTAGCCTTTTTTTTGTGTCTACGACACGATTTAAATGGGATCACCAGCGGGACTGGCGACGGGTCTTGCAAATCCGTTTGTAGAAGGGTTCGACTCCCTCGGGTTCCACTTAAAAGGCGGGTTGACAGAGAGGTAATGTGTCTGTTTCGAAAACAGAAGCCGGTTTGAAAAAGCCGAAGGCGTTCGATTCGCCTACCCGCCGCTCAAAAATCTGGGAAACCAGAAAAACGATCCTTGACAACTGAAAAACAAGTGGTAAAATAAAAGTGTGGACAGGGCAGTAAGCGAGAAAGTCCATCCACACTACATGCGGAGCGGAAGGTTGGTGATCTTAGAGCTTCTTATAAAGGTTCTCAACTGCGTTCGAATCGCAGGCTCCGTACTTTTTTAAAAAATCGCAAATTTAACAGCTTATAAGACCTTTTGGCGTATATAATACTGAGACAGTATATTTTACACAAAGGGGTAACAATGGCCAAAGAGACTAAATTTTGTAAAAAATGCAATCAAGAAAAACATGTTGACGATTTTCCCATACGGCAAGTAAGCAACTCAAGCGGAGGAAAAACTCGAAAAAGAAGACACGAGTGTCGATTATGCTACAATGAATACATCAAGAATTACTTAAAAGGAAATAGTAAGCATAAGGAACGAGTTGCAAACGGCAAACAAGCAAAAAGAAACAAGGTACGAGAAATAAAAGAAAAATCTGAATGTCAAATTTGCGGGTACAATAAAACACCAAATGCTTTACACTTTCATCATATTGATCCTAAAGATAAAAAATTCAATATAGGATGGGCGTGTGGAGAGGGAAGAAAATGGTCTGATATTGAAAAAGAAATGAAAAAGTGTGTAATACTGTGTGCAAACTGTCATGCAGAAGTTGAAGATGGAACAACTAAGTTGGAATAATACAATGGCGAGACTTCTGAGTGGGATCAGAATTGGTCTGTAACACCAATGCTCTTGAGCTAAGCGGTTCGATTCCGTATCTCGTCACTCGGCTAAATCTGATCAGTCCCTTTGGCTCATGACTGAAGGGTGCCGAAACCACACGAATTGGTGTAACGATAGCACACTCTCCAGATAGGGGAGGAGTCGGGGTTTAATTCCTTGGTTCGTGACTTTATACAGAGATTACCCACAGCGTGCCTAATAAACACGTCCACTAAAATAGTGGGAAGTTCTGGAAAGGCTCGATTTCTTGTTCCTGTATTAAAAAAATCGAAAACGGCACTATGGTCTAATGGTAAGGACGTTACTCTTTCAAAGTAAAGTTGGCGGGTTCGACTCCCCCTAGTGTCACTTTTTCTACAAAAACTCAAATTTTAATGTCAATTTATAACTGATTGAGGGTTCGAATGGGGTATAATATCTTGGTTCAAGATAAGGAGGGGATCAATGCATACATACACCAAAGAAGAATTAGTAGAAGCTGTGCAACAAAGTCTGTCATATGCACAAGTATTTAAATATTTAAATCTCAGTGTTAGCGGATCTAGCTACAAATATTTAAAAGAAAACATTAAAAAATACAAGATAGACGTTTCTCATTTTAAAAAAGGAAATGCGTCTAAAAATAGATCTAACAAAAAAACTTGGCAACAAATATTGATAATAGAAACTAATGGAAGAAGAACAAAACACTCCATTCTAAAAAGAGGCTTAATTGAATACGGGAGAGAATACAAATGCGAAAGTTGTGGTAACGATGGTCAATGGAATGGTAAATCTATAACTTTACACATTGATCATATTAATCAAAACTGGCAAGACAATAGACCAAAAAATTTACGCTTTCTTTGTCCCAACTGTCATTCTCAAACTGACCAATGCAAGAAAAATAGGAAGCATAATACAGCCGGTGCCAAATATAAATGTATAAAATGTGAATCTAATGTTTGGAAAAAGGGTACATATTGTAGGCCGTGTACTATAGAACGGCAAAATAGAATTCAATGGCCTAACAAAGAAGAGTTGGAAAAGTTAGTATGGAAAAAACCCACATCGCAATTAGCTGAAGAATTTGGAGTCTCAGACAAAGCTGTAGAAAAGTGGTGTAAAAAATACAATATTAAGAAACCTACGAGGGGGTATTGGCAAAAACAACATAATTAACAATAGGCAGAGTCAGATATTGGTTTGCTGTACTAGTTTTGGAAACTAGTGGTGAATAAAGTAGCCGTGCGGGTTCGATTCCCGTCTGCTTGACTGGTGAGTAATGGCAAGAATACCGGTTTCTTGGGTAGGTTCGATTCCTATCATCACCGCTTTAATAAAAACACCTATCTGATCAATAGGTAATTATCAACAAAATAGGTTCTGATCAAACTGATAGTTGTTGGTAATTGTTTAGTGGTGTAACGGAAACACGTCCGGCGGCAAGCCGGGAGATATGGGTTCGAATCCCATCTAAATGACTTCGTATAAAGCCAGATACGCTAATTAGGTAAGCGACGAAGCTGTTAACTTCGTGTAGTCCGTCTAGAACGGTATGGGAGTTCGAGTCTCTCTCTGGCTGCTAAACACACCCGATCAGCAGGTGGGTACTGCGAAAAGTCTCCAAAACTTTTGCTTAGAGAGTTCGATTCTCTCGTCGGGTGCTTTTTTTACATGCCGTCGTGGTATAATTGGTTGTACACCGGTCTCTTAAACCGGGGGAGAAATCCCAATGCAGGTTCGAGTCCTGTCGGCGGTACTGAAGCTGAATTTCCCGAGAAAACGATTGACAAAGCTGGTCAGTAAGTTAGAATGATTTTGTCGCAAGCAAAATTGATTCAAGTATCGGATAAGAAATATGTCACTAGACCCCTCTATGGGCCAGAGCCGGTTTAAAATTCTGGAAAGAACCAGCATGTGTAGTAGTTGCTGGCAGCTTCTTTTTTTTGGCGTATTGGTGTAATGGAAGCACGCGAGACTGTCGATTTCGAAGCAGGGGTTCGATTCCCCTATACGCTGCTTAGTTTTTCGTTTATTATGCTTAAAATGATTTCTAAAAATTTATCAGAGCTTTTTTGTTTGAAATATTTTTGATGTGAAGTGTCTATTATACACAAAGCAATGTTATTTTCTATACATGCCTGAAATTTTCTTTGATCATTAGTTTGCGTTTTACTTAACTTATCTTCCCCAAATATAGGCTCATAATGAAATATCCCGTTAAGCTCAAAAGCTAAACATAAAGAGGGAATGTAAATATCGAGTTCAGAACCTATTGCGGAAATATCGTTATACAAAATTTCTAAATTAGGATATTGGTTAGTTAATTGGTTTTGTATGTATAATTCTAACTTAGATCTTTTTGATCCATGTTTTTTATTCGCGTTATGGTATTTGCCCATACAAGATCTGTTGCAAAAAACCTTACCGCTTTTACTTTTTTTAACCTCGTTTTTCTGTTTTATAAGAAGTTTGTTACAAAACCCACAATTAATTTCAACGCTTCCTTCTTTTGATCTTTTTTTGCTAAAACACTTGTGGGAGCAATAAATGTTTTCCCTTTGACCTGTTTTAAATTTATGTGAATCACTATCTGTTCTTGTAAATTCTTTTCCACAAAAATTACAAATAAAAGCTTTCATTTTTAAACCCTCAAAATTGATTTTCAGTACCTGTATACGTCGTCACATTATTATACACCAAGTTATGAGAAATTAATTAAATGCATCAAATAAAAAACAAGTTTTATCATACAATCTCTGGAGCTACAACGCTCCAAGAACTGATTGATGAAGTAAACAGATTAGAACTAGATCCAAAAGATTGCAAATTCGAGTTTTCAACTGATTATACTGAAAGTTTAGGAAATCCATATACAGTTGTTAAGCTTATTTGCGAGACATAACAAATGCCGGGGTGATGGAATTGGCAGACATGCGAGTCTTAGAAACTCGTGCCTTATGGCGTGGGAGTTCAAATCTCCCTCCCGGTACTATAAGCCCATGTGGTGGAATTGGCAGACACGCTGGACTCAAAATCCGGTGCCGTAAGGCGTATCGGTTCGAATCCGATCTTGGGTACTAATTTCAATAAGAAAGGAAATGCAATGGATATTTCAACGTTAATCGGAAAGAAGATTGATCAGGTTCGGCAGTATGATGACGAGGTAATTTTCGTATGTGGAAATGAAGCATACAATATGTATCATATGCAGGATTGCTGTGAGCGTGTTTATGTCTGGGATATTATCGGGGATTTAGAGTCATTGATTGGAAGCACTGTGTTAGCAGTTAGTGAGGACGACGATGATCCAGTAGACGTTGATTATACTCCACACGAATCATATACTTGGACTATCTATACTCTAGTTACTGACAAGGGAACTGTGGTAATTAGGTGGCTTGGAGAGTCAAACGGATATTATTCAGAGCGTGTTCATTTTGGAATTACCCATGTTCCTATGTATATGAGATAAGATGGATTCTGGAAGCGAGGCGAATATTGGTTTGTCGCGGTTGTTTGCTAAACAACTCCGGGTAAAACCGGTGCAAGTTCAATTCTTGTCGTTTCCGCTCAAATTGAACCATAAGGGTGATATAATTACCCCTGTCCGTCTGGTTTGGCGGGTTAGTCCTGATAAGACTAATGTATTCAGTTCGAATCTGAAAGGGGTAACTTTAAACTGCGTTCTTGGTGAAATTGGTATCACGCTGGCTTGCCATGTCAGTGTTAGGGGTTCGAGTCCCCTAGATCGCACTGGTAAAGAAAAAAGGTTAGGAATGCTCGAAAAAATAAAAACTGTCATACTGCTCTCAATTACTATTTGGTCTTGGTATTTAATAGTTCTTACGGGTCAACAATTGGTGGGTAGGTAGATATTGGTTGGCTACACTAGTCTGGAAAACTAGGGGTCTTAATTGGCCTTGCGGGTTCAATTCCCGTGCCCACCGCTTCTCAAGAAAGGATAGAAAGTGGACAAAGACTTAACTAAGCTGATTTACTATACATCCATTGGTATACATAATAACATTATTGTTTATGATAATGATGCGTTAATTGATGATATAACAGCTAGACTATTCCATCTAATAAAACGAGCATTTAAAGAAACGTATGATGTTTACCCAGACCGTTTTCTGATTAATGAAGAAGATTTTGAATTTTTTTATGATAAACAGGCTGTCTTTAACTACAGAAATCTAAAAGAAATGAGAACTGCAAGACTGTTGGGAATCAAAACATGTGTCATGCAAGTATACGGTATCGATGTTGAAACATTTTCTCCCGAGTATTCGAAAAAAATAGTACAGTTCTTTGAAGACGTTGATGGCGTTTTGCCATCATATGATGAAAAAATTATGTTTGCGGTTTCTGACAAACCTGAAAAAATTATGCTTGGAAGCTATTAACATGTCCCGGCATCGGATTCAGCGGCGATAGCCGCAGATGACCACAAGCCCTTATAGTTTAACTGGCAGAACATGGAGCTTTTAACTCTTCGGTCGGGGTTCGAGTCCTCGTGGGGGCACTCAGTACGTGGCGAAAATAGGGGATGCGAATCCTCTCGGAAAACGCAGCGGCCTATTAGCCGCCGTCATAATGCAATAAAGACAATGCGGGTTCGAATCCCGTCGTACTGACTTCATGGCCCATTCGTATAATGGTAATATATCTGGCTTACATCCAGAAGACGTTGGTTCGATTCCATCATGGGCTACTCTATTATGAGGAATGCAAAGAATGAAAAATTATCCAAAACGTGAGAAGAAAAAGAGGGGCGACAAATCAAAATACTGTTCTTTTACTGGTAGTGTCGCCACCAACATTAAAGAATCAACTCCCAAAATTAAAGATGTACTAAAGACTAAAGTTAAGTGCCCAGAATGCGGGAGGAAACTAATTCCCGATATATCATGCTGTACTGGGGGCAGAGAAGATGTTGATTGGGCATGTTGTGTCCATTTTAGTCTAAAGAGACATAGAAGAAAAAAATAAGCATGTAGACGTTATTGTCAAAGCAATGCAACACGGCGGTTCGACTCCGCCCGCTTCCACTTGAGATTAATATATGGGAGCGTAATGGTATCGATTGGTTGTCTAGGTAATAACTGCATGTACTGGTTTGTCGAAGGGCCAGTTAAAAAATCGACAAAATGTAAATGCAGAAAGAAATTTCGCTTTGGCTGTTTAAGTCACGGGGCTTCTAATTGCCTTGTTACCAAAAATTAGCGTGACTGACTCTAGGATAGTTTCCATGTTATTCTTAGCATGGTGAGTGGGCACAGCGATATGGTGTCGTCGGATACATAACCGACTTCTAAGCTTTCAGCTTTAAAAGGAAAGGATTTGGAAAATGAAGAAACCATATAAACCACAAAAGCCAACAAAACCATCAAAAACAATAAAACAATATTCTAATATTGATCTATACGAAGGTATAACCAAAAAAGAACTACTTAAACTAATAAAAGATCTTCCAGAAGACGCTATGTTAAGTCAACATATTTACGATGTTTATGGCGATACCGTCTGTGAAATATATTTTCAGGCATGTAAGATAGTAGAAAACCCGCGTTATGAATCAGAAATGACTAAGTACAAAATAAAGCTTAATCAGTACAATCAAAAAATGTCTAAGTACAAAGTAGAAATGTCGGCGTATGAGGATTACGAAGCTGAAAAAGAAAAGAAAAGGCTTGACAAGCTGAATCGGGATGCTAAAATGAAGGAGTTAAAGGAACTAAAAAAGAAACTTGAGGTTCTGGAAAAAGAGTCACCGGAAGCTATTCGCAAGAAAATCCAAGAAATGGAGAAAGAAAGGGTTTTTAAGTAATGACTATTACCGCAGCTATTTGCTTTCTAGCAGTAAGTATCTTGATTCATGGTGGTTTAAACTTCGTGCGAAGTATGATGTGGTACAAAAAGGTATAAAGTCTCTTGGTCGAGGCTAGTATAGTTCCCATCTATATGAATAGGGGGTTAACCATCCCCACTGAAACTTAGTAGAGACCCTTACTCTCGAACGGTGGATGAAACGGGTCTGGACTGAGGTGCAGGCGTTGCGACGACAACGTATTGGGTTATGTGTAAGTTTAGCAGCAATGCTAAATGAGTCGGTGAGTTTATCACATTTACTGAGATACCGGCACCCAAATCGTCACTTTGGCTGGTTAGCAATCTGGTGATGCAACGGTCTGTTAAACCGTAAGAGATGGGATCGAAACCCATGCCAGCCTCTTTAAAAGCTTTCGTGGTGAAACTGGTATCATATTTGGCTTCCAACCAAAAGTTCTCGGTTCGAGTCCGTGCGATTGCACTTAGTTAGGATTTAGTATGGAATTGCAGAAACAACTTATCGATCTTCATTCTCTGGTTTATAAGGGGGATATCTCAACCTCTGAATATCAGACTAAACTGGACGAACTACAAGAAAATAACAAAGATGTTATTAAGAAAAAATTAGGGCGGCGACTTGATAGGAGAACCCTTGGAGAATGGGGGGTTGAACTTCTAAACAATGAGTCTGTAGAACAAAAAATTGCTAAGTTTTGGTTTCCCAAATACGCAAGGAAACATTTTCCCGGCTATGAAAGCCATGAATGTATTGGTGTTGATCAATCCGGGATTATTTATTTAGATGGATCTAAAACTACAGAGGTTGATTATATTCTAAATACAGGAGATAGAGTTGAAATTAAAGACTGTCCTTCTCTTAAAAAGGCTACTTACAAAGTCAAAAATATTAAGCATTACCTCAAAATTTCGGCATGGGTTTTAACAATTCACAAAAAAGGTGGAATTCCAAGCTTTTACACCTTGATTTCACCGGAAGGTCTTGCTAAAATGGTTGAAGAAGTTGGAATAAGTAACCGCTGGGAAATGGGACATAAGCCCTGCTATCAGTTTTATTTCAAGAAAAAAGAAAATGTATCGGAATTGGCGGTTCCTTTTGGCGGGTACGGAAAAGTTTATCAATGCTGACTGAGCAGGTGTGGTCATTGCGTCGGTCTGAAAAACCGAAGAAGCTGGTTCGATCCCAGCAGTCAGCACTTAGGTATTATTATGAATGGTGAAAATCTAAAAGTTGGCGAATCCAGCATTGGTTATGCGGCATGGTGTAATAAATACTTTGAATTAAAAAGACTGAAAGATGGTAAAGAACCGTTTGTGAAAAGGTTTTCTTTAAAGGAAGTGAAGTGTCCGGCAAAATAAGCAAAATATATCACAGCAAATGGTTTCCGCGAATTTTCTATACTAAACCGGATGGTGGTAAAAACTCTGGAGTAACGGGGTATTTCCTAATAGAGTGGAAGCCTGTATTTTCCATAGGAATTCTTCATTTTAAAAAGGGTTCACGGGAAGCATATCATAGTCATGCATTTAATGCGGTAACTTTTTGGTTGCATGGATCAGTAACGGAAGAAAAAATTGATGGGACGAATAAAAACTTCAAAGGGTCTATACGGCCAAAGCATACGGCTCGAACAAACTGTCATAAAGTTATAGCTCATAAAGATACATACGCTTTAACTTTTCGCGGCCCTTGGTTAGATTATTGGTACGAAATTGTTAATGGTTGTCAGATAAACCTTACTCATGGTAGGAAAATACTATGAAATACAAAATAAGGGTTGAAAAAAGTTGCCGAATTGGTTCTGAAAACTCCTATTCCAACAAGCCGTATACTGGTTATAGTCATGAAGTTTATGAGGATCACAAGTTCATCGTATCAACCGGGGAAGCTGAAAAGTGGCCGGATGTAACGGTAGAAACTGATTTAGAAGATCCGATTTTTGTGTTTGTGATTTATTCTTCCGGTAGCACGTTTGGTAGAACCGATGGATGTGACGAACTTGTCGGGGTTATTGAAAGAAATCTCGTTTCCAAAGTTGATGATCTTATTTGGAAAAGCACTTCTAAGGAAGAAAGAGCTTCCGCAGTGTCTGCATTGGGAGATACAATTGGTGAAGATGTTTACGATTGCTGGAACGGATACTTCGAGCATTTACAAGATGTTAAGTTTGTTGATAAGTATGGGTTTACGTCATGATTTATACACCAGAAACCAACACCGAAGACAGAAATTCATATAAGCTATTCTTGGCTGGGTCAATCGAAAACGGTAAAGCTGAAGATTGGCAAGACATTATCTGCGATCAATTCAAAGATTGTGATGATTTTGATATCTATAATCCGAGGCGTAAAAACTGGAATGCGGACGCCACAGAAGAACAAGTTAGACAGCAAATTAGATGGGAGCAAGATGCTCTCTATAAGTCTGATTTTGTTTCATTCTATTTTGACCCAAACACTATTAGTCCGATAACACTATTAGAACTTGGATTATACATCGATAAGGCTTTTTGTATTTATTGTCCACCGGAATATTTTAGATACACCAATGTTTGCGAAACGGTAAAATGGTATAATACTAAAAAGAACCGGCATATAACTATTACTGATTCAATAGGTATTTTAATCGAGAAAATTCAAATACTGGTCAATAGATGTGCTATATTGAACAAAAACAAGGATCTTATTTAATGAATCGAGACGAGTTGTTGTTCAGGTGCGTAAAAGTATTAAGAGGAATTGGCGACGGTATTCAAGATGATTATCCTGAAGATTGTACTGCTTTGCTTGATTTGATCGAAGAGTTGTTTGTATTTGTTCTAAATGCCGGTGCATAGGGCTATGGATCTGCTCTCATAAGGCAGAATCTGCTGGTTCAACTCCAGCCTCCGGTACTTTTTTGAAAGGAATGTAATGAGTAAAGAATGGCGTATTGTGAAAAAGCATATGGACCCAGTACACGGATTAGTTTATATTACTGTGTATGCAAGTAATTATAGCGATACTCATCCAGAATCGCCTTATACGCTTAATCTTATGGAAAAGCTCGTAAGGGAACACGGGTCTGATAACCTGATAGTGTTTAAAGAAATACCAATCAAAGTAGATGTTATCTGTTCACCACTCAGGAGTGATGAAAATACTTTGGATTCTTAAAAAAGATTGGAGTGAAAAATATGGAAACTTTGAGTAATGGTGGATTTGCTAAGGTTGACGAGAATAACAAGCTTGTCATGTATGTTTCACCAAGTGGTAAAACTTGGACCAGAGGTATTGGTTGGGAAAAGTAGTTTTGTAGGTTCGAATCCTGCCTCCCCCACTTTATGATCCGTGATTAAACTCCCAATGACAATTGGGGCAAAGCGGACGAAGGTTGGATGGATCGTTTATGATAGACAGTTTGGTGGATTCGTCAAATTCGCAAATAGGTTTAATGTGATCTATTTCAACATGTTTGTCATATCCGCAATTAGAACATGACTTCCATCCCAAACTTTTAGCAATGGCTCTAGCTCTAGACCTCACTAATGCAAAGGCTGAACTCTTGTGATGTCTTGTATAGATAGCCTCTTTTAGAGTTGGGTCATTAGGAAATTTCTTTGTCTTGCATTTTGAGCAATAGGTTTTATAACTTTGTACAGGTGTTGAACAGATTTTACATTTTCCTTGCGGCTGTAAATAAGTTGTTTTGTTGCGAATTTTATTACTATGTTGTCCAGCACAGCTTTTACAACAATAGTTATGCTTGGTTCTTTTAATATCAGCTAGTTTTTTTTCAAATTCTTTGTCACAATTATCGCATTTTACTTTCATATTAAGCTCCTTAAGCTCTGGTGTAGCCGACATTCGCCTTCTAAGCGAATTCCCATTAAAATTGTTGGATGGAGGGTTAGGGTTCGATTCCCCACCGGAGTATTTTTAGATTGGTAGATTATCTACCACACCTTATTATACACCAAAAAGTCAAAATTATACACCAAAAAGTCAAAGAATAAAACAAAGCGGACCAAAGTCTGCTGCAAGCCGGATTAGTGTAATGGCAATCACGTCGCTCTCGTAAAGCGAAAATATGGGTTCGACTCCCTTATCCGGCCCCTTTAGAAAGGATAGATATGGACTACAAAGCTACCAAGAAAAACCCTCAATGGAAGTGGATTAAAAGATGGCTTGATCTAGCTGAACACTATGCGTCTTGGTCAAAAGATCCCAGCACTAAGGTTGGTGCCGTTATTGTTGATGACAAGAACCGCTTAGTTAGTATTGGCTACAACGGTATGCCTCAAGGATTGAAAAACGAGGACTCCTACCTAAACGACCGCGAGCTAAAGTATAAGACGATTATTCATGCCGAAATTAACGCATTGATCTTTGCCCAAAAAACCCACGCCGATCTGAGTAAGTGTACCCTATACACTTTTCCTTTCTTGCCATGCAGTAACTGCATGAGTATATTTCTGCAAAGCGGCATCAAGACGTTCATAACGCTTAAAAACGATTCAGAAAGATGGAAGGATTCATTTGAGATTAGCAGAAATCTAGCTCTTGATATGAATGACGTTTCCGTTATGGAGGTTGAATGGTATGACTAAAAAGCTTTTTGAAGTTAAGTGGTCTTATGAAAAGTGGGGCATGTATATCTCTCAGGTGACGGTTGTTTATGCCGAGAACGCAACACATGCTAAAAATCTTGTTCAGGAAGTTTATGCAAATAAGAAGGATTTTTTTATCCACGAGATACTTCAATCCGATTTGGAGATTATTTATACTTTCGAGGAGGCACCGTTTTAATGAAAAACATTTATGTTGTAATGGCTGCGGTTGAAACTGAAGAAGAGACTTTTCCTCCTGCTGCAATTGGGCTTTTTACATCAATGAAGCGTGCAGACGAGTATATTGATGAATTAGAAAAATCTGATTATTGGTCTAGCTCAGTAAAGTCGGTAGTATATCATGTTGAAAAACATGAAGTGAATAAAGGAATGATTACAAAACACAGCAAACCTTTATTTAGCCAAGATGATCTTGAACATGAAATTGAAGAATTAATCAAACGGGGTTCAGTCGAAGCACTTATTGGTGAAGACGGGAATTTTTATTATCAGTTGACAGAACAAGGACAAAAGGAACTCGAAGATGGGATGGAACTTTAGTCAATTTGAAGATCTAAGAAATAGGTTTCCAGAAATGGGTGAACCAAAAATCCAACTTAGGTATTCAATAAGTTAGTTTGCCGACATAGTATAGTGGCATTATGAAACATTGGTACTGTTTAGACGGTGAGTTCGATTCTCCCTGTTGGCTTTTTTAGGAGTAAAATAATGAGTCATTATGGATACTGTCCCATTTGTAGAGCACCCGGATGTAAAAGAGAACGAAGACTGAATGGAAATGATAAGTGCGAAAATGGTCATATTTATCCTTCGAAAGAACGACTAAATAAACCAATAAACAAAAGGCAATAGAAAATGAGGATTAAATATGATAATCGCAGGAACTGGACATAGACCAAAGTATTGTCCGTGTAAGTACAAAGAAGATCATCCTTGGTTGATTGAGCTAAAAAGTCGTTTAAATCAGCAGTTGAGGTCTTACGATTTCGATTCTGTAATCAGCGGAATGGCTCTTGGGTGGGATTTGTGGCTCGCAGAAGAGGCAATGAAAGTTGGAATCCCCGTCTGTGCATACGTACCTTTTGAGGGGCAGGGAGAAGCTTGGCCAACAAAATCTCGGGAAAGGTACAAAAAAGTCCTTGACAAATGCGAAACAGTTTTGTATCTTAGCACTGACTACCACGAAAGAGTTTTTCTTGATCGTGACGACAAGATGATCGAGGATTGTGATACAGTTTTCGCCCTTTACAATCCAGTTGTTAAAAGCGGCGGAACTTATTATACGTACAAAAAGGCATTGAAGTCAAAAAAGAATGTTATAAACTTTTGGTATGAGGATGACAAATGAAAGACCTAGAGAATTGGAGTGGTTACTATGAAACTGAGTGAATACATTTCTGAGCTACAAGAATTTCTAAAAGAGCATGGAGATATTGAGTGCTATTATGCGTCTGATGACGAAGGAAACAGCTATCAAAGTGTTGGATATGCTGGATCACTTATGTATAAAATGATGGACGACAACGACTATCATCCAAGTCTATACTGCGAAGAAGATTTGGAAGAATATGAAGACGACGAATTTGAAAAGGTTTGTGTGGTGAATTAAATGGTAACAATAAAATCTTTTTCAAACGAAATGTTGTCTGCTGGAGACCCATTATCATTTATCGGTTATGCCAATGGATGTATAGAGGTTGCTAAGTACAATGGCTCTAACTATATTGGTATTTCGAACTGTAATATTGTAAAACTAGATCTAACTAAGAGTCCACCGCGACATAATGAGGTTTCTGTTGGTAGCTTCATTTTTGCTATTAGAAGTGGAACTGTTTTCATTCCGTCTCTAAAAGGTGAGATGTTACAATATATTCAACCAACAGAAGGTAGTCAAAATTGGAAAGTAACGTATGGGAGAAAAAAGAGGTCTATTGGACAAATCATAGACGTTCGTGAAAATGGATGTAGAGTTCATCTGTTATAGTTATGTTTGGCCTGCCCGGTGGATTCCGGCATCGAGTCTACGAAACTTGAATGGGTTGGGTTCGATTCCCCCGTGGGCTACTCAGTTTGAGTCCGATACTGGTTTAGCGGAGCAAGTCTGTGAAATTTGTGGTGTAAAAGCCTTGCGGGTTCGATTCCCGTCAAACTGCTTGAATAGATAGCGTGGCTGCTGGATGCAGGCAGAGGTCTCTGAAACCTCTCGCTTTGGGTTCGATTCCCTAACACGCTACTTTTTTTTGAAAGGAAGTATCGTGAAAATAGCATACTCTTTGTGCGGTGAAGGACTGGGGCATTGTACCAGAGCCATAGCACTTATGGAGTCATTACCTGCCGACTATACATTCTATACGTATGGTGATGCGTATGAGTATATGAGCCTGTTAGGTTATGATGTCCGTAATATAAACGGGTTAAGTTTTCATTTTGATAAAAACGGAAACATTAATAACCTAAAAACCGCAATATCTGGAGCTAAATTTCTTTCAAAAAACAGGCCGGAAATGAGTGGGAGACCGGATCTTTGTATTTCGGATTGGGAACCCACCATCTATAGGTTTGCAAAATCAATAAATGTTCCGTGCATCAGTATTACGTCGCAGCACAAGTTTAGATTCCATAAAGGAATAGCAAACTACAAAATGTATTCTATAGGTATGAGTCTACTTTGTAGATTATTCCGTGCCGATCATTATGTGGTATCATCTTTTCAGTATGGACTGGTTAAACAGCTAGACAACGTAACTCCGGTATATGGATTCATAAATAGTAAAATACAAGAAAAAGAAAAAGATCCGCAAGTTTTAGTGGTTTATTCAAAACACCCGCGAATAACAACTGAAATAAAAAGAAGATTCTCAAAAGCTTATGATGATATTCGGGTCTTTACGGGATCTAGTGATTTTTATGACCACCTATGTATTGCTGATAGGGTTGCCTCAACATCCGGCTGTCAATTGATCTCAGAGTGTGGTCACTTAGGAACTCCGCTACATCTATTTCCAATATTCAAACAGTACGAACAAATCATAAATGCTATTGACGCGGAAAAATTCGGAATAGCAAAGTACGAAAAATTCGGAGATAAGATCTACACAAAGAAAACGCTACCAAACATGGGTAAACCATTTCATTTAGAGAATGGTATAAATAAAACAGTTGAAATTGTTAGGGCGTTCTTATGAAGAAACATAAAATCAAAAGCCTGTTTATATCTGACATACATATAGGGTGTGGTCACAATAATATAAGCAGCGTTTTAAGTGTGCTCAATCACTACAAGTATGATAATCTTTATCTTCTTGGTGACATAGTGGATGGATGGAGACTGAGAAAAAAGTGGCGATGGAAACCAGAATACGGGGACTTTATAGAAAAACTAACGGAACTAAAAGCGGACGGCGTAAATGTTGTATACATAACCGGAAATCATGATGATTTTTTAAGAAAGTTTTGCCCGCTTGAATTAAATCTTTGCACCATAAAAAACGAACACATTAGAGACGGAATCTTAATGATTCACGGGGATATCTTTGATAGGTATATCTACAACAAAAAATGGATCTACTTTTTCGGGGATTTTGCATACAATATCTTGATTTTTGGCGACCGACTTCTTAGAATGGGTGGAACGGTTTCGAAAAGAATCAAGAAGATAGTAAAGTCAAAAGTAAACTATCTGAACGACTTCTATTCCGCCGCAAACGCATACACTAAATCAAAAAAGTGCCACACACTAATCTGTGGACACACTCACATGCAGGAATATCGGGAACTAAAGGACATAAAGTATTTTAACTGCGGCGATTTTAGAGAAGATGCGGAATACATAATAGAAACAGAAAACGGAAATTTACTGACTTTAAGGTGGAAGTGATGTTTGAGCTAAATAGACAATACAGATGTAAGAGAAGCGGAGCGGTTGGAACCTGCATCATTATCCTTGGAGGGTCTAGCGAAGGAAAGGCTCTTATTACCGATCCTGTAGCAACCAAGGAAGAAAGATTGAGGGTTGCAAAGCTTTCTCCCCATTTGGATCAAGAAAAAGTAAATATATCAATGGTGCGGGACTTCGATCAGGTCGAGCCGATTTAAAAAATCTCAACCCAAGCCCCTTGACAACAGGGGCTTTTTTAGTATGATGAAATCATGAAAAACATAGACAAGTCAATCGAAATTGCGAGAGCAATGTTTCCGGGAGAGTATGACAGTGAGTACGGTTATCGTACTTACCATTTTGCTTTCTTGTGGAGACGTAATAATTTGCGATCTGTTGGGGTTAATGATCCGTCTAACAAGTCTATTAAGGCAATCAACTTTGCCCACAAGTTTAGAGTTAGTGGGCTGATTAGGTTTCCTTATCTTCACGCCGAAGTTGATGCCATTTCGAAGCTTTGGGGTAGAGAAAAGGTAGACTCGTCGCTGACGATGATTGTTATTCGCCTGAATAAGTACATGCAGCTAATGCCGAGTAAGCCATGCTGTAAGTGTCATAAGATTATTGAGAGTCTTGGTCTAACTAGTAAGCTTTATTATTCTGTAAATGAGGACATTGTAAGATATGCTATTTGACATTGAGTTTACTGATAGAGAAAATGGTTTCACTATTACAAACAAAAATGGTGGAGCTAGTATTACTCTTACATTCGATGACTATGGAGTGAGTGTACCTACATCTAGTCATTTTTCATATTCTGATTACATGAACTTATATTTAAGGTGTTGTGATACCCTGATTTACGATAAGTATCGACAACCTCTTAAATTTGAGAAAGCTGAAAAGGCTTGTAGGGCGTTTTATGAGAAAATGTATAGTAAAAATCCGTTTTATCAATATGATGGTTATCAATATCGATATGTCGGTAAAATTAAACAATGGATGGTTAAAAAATGCGGACAAGCAATGAATAAAGGGTTCGTTGAACGCTGGCATAGATATATGGACAAATGTGCCAATCCGCTCATAAGACAGGCACAAAAAAGACTGGTAAATATTCTTGGTTTTCGACATGATGTTGACATTCGTGAGTTAATGGCGATATTTAATAAATTTCCGTATTTTCAGAAGGATTTTTTCAAGTATAACGCCTGTGCTTATTTGTTGTGTAAGGATATCGTTCCACTTTCTCGTTATCAGGTTCTTCAGCAGTCGAAAGATTTAGACTTTAACAACTGGATGAATGATTTTTACCATTGTAATCAGTACAACAAAAACTACCGTAAAACAATTATGAACCTTCCAACAAGGCTAGGATTGAATTTTTACTGGCAGATGATTCCGTCTGGCACCACAGATGCATCTATTGACTTCGTTAACAAAAAAATGAATAGACCACTTGAAAAACGTTCTGAGGTTGTTTTCTTTTTTCTTGGGGTCCAGTCAAGGACTTACAGGAGTTGTACAAATGTTATACTTCAATCAAAACATGCGGAAATTGCAAAGGTTGCAAAGTTTATGCGTGGGAACGGATTTGAATTTTCATTAAACTCATTGACAAAAATAAATAATCTATTCGCCTATTTAAATGATTATCCAGAAACATACAATGGTGATCTAATGGGGTTGGCTAGACGTAGTTTGGATTGGCACAATAATCACAATTACTATTATAGTTCATCACGTCAATATTCGCCAGAAACCAAACTGCCAACTCCACCTTGGGGTGATTTAGAGGATGAAAACATTGTGTATCTCTCCACGGTTGGAGATTTGCAAGCTGAATCAAAAAAGATGCATCACTGTGTTTCATCTTATGACAGTCGATGTATCCAAGGACATTCGTTCATTTATCACGTAAAAAAGGATAAAGAAAAAGCAACAATTGAGGTTAATCCAGAAGGACGTATTGTGCAGGCCCAAGGTCCATGCAATAAGCCAAACAATGCCGCCAAGTGGGGTAAACGACGTATTCAAAGCTTGTTAAAGAAAAAAGAATTCGATATTATTGAACCACTAACCCAAATTCCATTTTAAGGACTTATTATGATCTTACAAATTTGCGGACTAACTTGTGTTTTCTTGTCACTAATCTGTGCCTATTATTCCAAAATGTGCTATGATTATGGCCGCTCAAAGGCTAGTTCAAGGCTTATGGTGACTGGTTTTATTCTTGCCGTTATTGCCTCTATTGTAGGGATTTTAACATAATGCCATCTTTGACTCAAGAACTTATGTCTCAAAAAGTTGTTGACGCACCAAGCTTTCTTAAAAACAACGTCATGTACGAATGTTATATGGGAAGTGTTGCATATGGTGTGTCTGGCGACATGTCTGATATCGACGTATACGGTTTTGCTATTCCGTCTAAAGAATGTCTATTTCCGCATCTTTATGGATACATTCATGGTTTTGGTCCTAATCCGCCAAAATTCGATCAATACATAAAGCACGGAATTCAATACAAAGAAAAAGAGTATGACATTACAATATACAACATCGTAAAATACTTTAATCTTGTTGCTGGCGGAAATCCAAATATGATTGACTCTGTGTTTGTTCCATACAATATGATCAGACATAGTACCCGAGTTGGTGAAATGGTCAGAGAGAATAGACATATGTTTTTGAGCAAACTATGCTATCCAGCCTTTAAGGGGTATGCCTATCGTCAGCTTCATAAAGCCAAGCATAAAAAGCCCGAACCGTGTAGCAAAAGATACGAATCTTATATGACTCATGGATTCGACGTTAAGTATGCCTATCACCTTATTAGGCTTATTGATGAAATTGATCAGATTCTAAGCACCGAAGACCTAGATCTCCAAAGAAATCGCGAAGAACTTAAAGCTATTCGTCGTGGAGATCTTACGCTGCAAGAAATCGAAAATCTTGCAGAAATTAGGGAAACTAGGCTTGAAAAGCTGTTTGCAAATAGTAAAATGCGGGAGAAGCCGGATTATGAAGCACTTAAAAACCTTCTAATGCGGTGTATCGAAGAGCATTATGGAAAAATCGATAACGCTATTGTCAATCCAGACAAATACTTCAAAATGGTCCAAGAGATTAGAAAGATTGTCGATGCACACTAAGCACACAACTTCGTTTACGGTCTATCCAGAAGACTGCAATTATATGACGGCATCTGATACCAATAGACCAATGGTTCATGGTGGATATATGCTTATGCGGATGGATCGGGTTGCAGCGGAATGTGCTCGCAGAGCACTTTATTCAAGCGTGTGCGATTCCGCACTAACCGTAAAGGTAGAAGGTGTGACTTTTTATGTAGGTGCTTCTCTTGGTGACATTATTTTTCTTGAAGCCGAATTAACGAAAGTTGGTATTAAATCAATGAACATTAATGTTGTTGGGTTCAGAGAAGATTCTAGCGGTAAAAAAGAAAAAATCTGTGATGGAACGTTTGTTTTTGTGTCTAAGTATGGAGACAAGACGTTTCCACACGGACTCAAAATAACAAAGGAACAAGAAAAATGAAAAATAGAAACCACGCCGGAAAAGCGGCTAGAGAAGTAGTTGGTCGTTATGACGACGACGTTACGAGAAAAAGAGATAAGATTAAAGCGGTTGATGAAGATGCACCAACTCGTGAAAAAATGAAGCCGAATTATAGCTGGAAATATACATCAACCAGACTTTGGGGAGTTATGTCTAACTTCCTTGACTCTCGTGTTGGTCGTCGCTGGGATAACGTTTACTCAGAGATCAACGCAAAGTTTACAACGGAAATTCGTAAGCAGGGGCATTCTTCTAACAAAGAGTTTCTTTCAAACTATGTTGAAGAGAATATCATCATCAACGACGAAGGTGAAATTTTCGATAGTAGAGGAATGCGGATCGATAGAGGGTTTTGGGTACAGTTTTATGTTGACAAAGAGGGGATTCTCCAAAAGGTTTCAAAAATTCGAACGAATTACAGCAAACCAAAACATGGAGCAAACCTTAAAACAATTGATGGGACCGACTTCTTCTTTCACGACGAATTGTGGTGGAGAGTTAGATTGCGAAAACTGCCAGAACGCAAAAGTCTCGGAAGGGGGAGTTACGGCGGTTTTCAGGATGACGTTTTTTTTGGCCCGATTTATCGCCACGCCGACTACTTTTTTGTTGACAAGTACGGGAAGCCTTGTTATGCTGAGTGGAAACAGCAGGCAAATTCAAAGGAAATCAAGAAACTGAAAGGAAAGTAAATGGTTGGAAAGGTTACACTGAGTATTGCGTTGGTATTTTTGGCAATGGTTTTTGATAGTGTCGTTACTAATCAGGTTTTGCCACAGTATCAAGAGGAAGTGGGTGTGAATCAACTACACTCAAATGAGGTAGCGGCTTTGACACGTAGTGATGATTGGTTGCAGCATGTTCCTGTATTGGGATATCTTGTTGCTTTTGTTGGGATTTTTCTTTTGTTTAGGAGGTCGTTGATGGGATTGTTGAAAAGTGTTGGTATTCTTGGGATTGTTCTGTTTATGAGTGGTTGTCGGCCATATATGGAACCAATCTATGTGGAGATTGACACAAACGAAGTACCATTTGTTATGAATCTTGAAGAAGTTACTGATACAGATAGTCAGGAAAGTATCACAACGCAAGACAAACAAGAAATGTTGAAGAAGCAGTTGGTACAATCTCGACGCATTGAGATCGGTCAAAAGTGGAAGAGTACAGGTCGAATGTGGTTCAGCGGCGAATACATTCCAAATCAGCGAGTAGTTGTAGTTAATACAACTCCTGAAACACGAGAGTGGCGACCAAGTAACGCAAAGGGTACTGGTGGAGATCAGGGGATTTGGGTAGAGTCTAGTGATTCGGTTGGCTTTTCTACGGGAATTAGTGTAACGGCCAGAATTGAGGACTTTGATGCATCAGTGCTATTCCTTAGTAATTACGCCCCTCAAGAACGTAGGGTTGTAAACAAAGCGGGCAGTCAAGAAAAACTTTTCGAAGTCCATGTAACAAGTCTTGAACAGATTATGGATCAGGAGATCCGAACAAAGGTTCAAGAGATTTTTGCGGATGAAGCGGCTAAGTACCCAATGGATGAACTACGAACTATGAAGAATGAGATTATGGCCACTGTCCGTAAAGAAGTCGTACCATATTTCGAAGAACGCGGAGTTAGTATTACAACCATTGGACAGTTTGGTGGATTTACTTATGAGAATCCACGTATCCAAGAGGCGATTGATGAAGTGTTTGCGGCTCAGCAGGATGAGGAAGTCGCTAAGGCTGAAGCAAAGGCGGCAGAACAGCGTAAGTCTGCCCTACAGCTTGAAGGTGAAGGTGAAGCCGCTAAGATTCTTGAGGCACGTCGTGGAGAAGCTGAAGGTATCAAGCTTGTAGCAGACGCCAAAGAGTACGAGCTACAGAAGCTGAACGAAAATCCAGAAGCGTATATTAAGCTTAAACAGCTTGAATTGCTAAGCGAAGTTGTTGAGAAGTGGCAGGGTGAAGTACCACGGGCAATCTTTGGTGGACAAGCTGAACTGCTTGTAAATCCAGAAAGCTTGTTGAAATGATACGATAGTGTTAAAGAGGGTGATGGATAAAGACGGTGAACGTAACACAATAAGGTGCAATGGTCGCTACCATCCTGAGTCGGATGCCTGATGCGGGTTCAAGTCCCGCCCCTCTTTTTTAGAAAAAAATCAACAATAGTCACTCGTTGTGACTATAATGTTACGGGAAGCGAAATTCTTGTGGCGAGAAGTCAGACTGCAAATCTGATGCTAAGGGGTTCGAATCCTCCCTGTAACTCTGAATGTTAGTGTTAGGATAAGTAAAAAAGGAAGAAAAGAAATGACAAAGTTAAATCAGATCATCGCTGTTGTTAATGGTAAGAAGTCACAATGCCAGAAGGAATTGACATCAACCTATAAGCGACTACAAAAGCCGGAATTGTTTGACGGTTTGGTACGAGTTTATTCACCGGACGACGAAGAGGGTGAAACTCAACCATCTGAAACCAAGAGGGTTCAGTTTACAGTTAGTGATGCCATCCAAGAGGCGTCTGAACTGCTAACTGAAATGATGGATGCCGTTGCAACACAAGAATACGCAAACACTCAAGCGTTTGCTGATGTGGTTGTAGATGGCAAAACTGTTCTAGGCAGGGTTCCTGTCTCATACCTTCTGTTCCTAGAAAAGCAGTTGGTTGATCTGAACACGTTCGTATCCCATATTCCAACGCTGGATAATGCGGAAGAGTGGCACGATTCTGAAGAGGCTAATGTCTACAAGACCTTGCCAAAGCTTACCAATCGTACAAAAAAGGTTCCAAGGAACCACGTACTAGCAGAAGCTACTGATAAGCACCCCGCACAAGTGCAGGTGTTCACAGAAGACGTTAAGGTTGGTGTATGGAGCACCATTAAGCTTTCTGGTGCAGTTCCTTCAAAGCGGAAGACAGAATTCCTTTCTCGCATCAAGAAGTTGCAAGAAGCTGTCAAAATGGCCCGTGAAGAGGCCAACTCAACGAAAGTTGAAAGCCAGAAGGTTGCTAAAAATGTTTTGAGTTTTATTTTTGAATAAAGTGTAACAGACTTAGTTTAAGACTTAGATTCAAACAGTCCTATGTAGGTTCGAATCCTACCTCCCGCTCTTTTCTTATTACACATGCGGGAGTACGCAAACGGCAAAGCGGCTACTATTAAACGTAGTGGGGATAATTAGAATTAGGTTATTACACTAGTCTAAAAACGTACTGTGTTGTTAAATCAAGTTCTGTTCTATAAAAAACGCATCACAAAATGCTGGTTCAAATCCGGCCCATCCCTCTTTCGACAAAGCTACATTAAGGGATGGTGGTCCAATGGAAAGACGTGTGATTGATAGACTAAAGGACAGATTAAACGTAGACGGTTAGCAACTATGGTAAATTCCCAGTACAATCTACCTAAAATAGATGACACTTGCCCGGCAACTTGTGGTATGTTGCCGGGTTTTTTTATCCATCGGTTTTATGGAGTATAATACAATGAGAGTATTTCTAATTCATCAAGATAATTTTCCTCTTCGTGATCGCTTAAAAAAAGAAATAATTGATAACGATCATATTGAGGGTATTACTCAGCCAATACAAGAAGGCGTATACAAAATATTAATTGACAAAGACATGCCAGCATATAAAGTAATCGGGTATGAACTATCAGAAAAATATGGTAAACGTTTTTGGCACAGGTTTTTACCAAAAATAAACACAAAAAAACCTCAGAAGTGGGTCTTGTGGTTAAAACTGGTTGATATGTTAATAGCTCCTGTTTGTAAATATCAGGTGTCTGCAAGTTTTTATGCTAATCCTATTAGTATTAACGGCGTAAGTAAAGGTCATACAATATATGAATACAAAACTTTTGGAGATACTGAAAAAGTCGATCCTAGTATTAATTGTCCTCCCGGCTTTATTAAATACTAGTTTTGCGGAAGAGCCATCGTTTAATCTCTACAAGGCTAAAGTCGAAAGAGTAATTGATGGTGACACTCTAGTATGCGATATTCAGTTTGATTGGGGTGTGACCCTTGAGGACAAGCATATTAGATGTTTGGGTTACGACGCTTGGGAGGCTAGTAAACGCCGCAGATCAAGAGATGTAACAGATGAAGAGGTTGAAAAGGGTCTTAAAGCGAAAAAAGAATTAGAAGAGTTGATTGAGAAATCAGAAGCTGTATATCTATCTCCCGGTGCAACGCCTTATGATCCATACGGTAGACCACTGGCTTATGTTTTTATAAAACAGGATGGAAAAATGATAGACTTGGCTTTATGGATGTCTAAAAATGGTCATTTAAGAGTTCCTCTGGGGAGTACAAATGAAGATGAATAGAAGACTGTTCCTTAAAAAAACCGCTGCTGGATGGTTATTGTCAACTGGTAGTCTTGCATTTGCAGATTATACAAAGACTAAATATTCGCCAAACGAAAATGCCATCATTTATCTTTTCTTGAGTGGTGGTCCGTCACACATTGAAACATTTAATCCAATCCCTTTAGCGGCTGTAGAACGCCGATCAGTTACTGGTGTGGCACAAACTAATGTTGCGGGAATGCAGCTAGGCGGTCTGTTTAAAGAGCTTGGAAAAAGGGGTGACAGACTATCTGTATTTAGAGGATTTGGTCACAGGGACGCAAATCATGCGTCAGCAACGCATTGGTTAATGACAGGAGAACCGGGTTTCGCAAACAACGGTCAAAAATGGCCGAGTTATGGAAGTGTTGTGTCTGGTCATTATGGAACCAACGTAGAATCAAATGGAATGCCAACATATGTTAAGGTGAATCCAATCCAGCATGACGACGCTTCATGGATGGGTTCTAAATATATGGGTTATGATGCAAATGCGGAAGGTAGGGATGATCTTAAATTGAAGGTAGAACTGGAACGTTTTGCAAGAAGAAAAGAAATAGTATCATCCATCGAACAGAATTCCGTAATTAAGGGGCAGCTATTTGCCCGCGAATGGACAGACCTGCGGGAGCAGGCAATCAACGTCATTACGGGTCAGGCGTCGAAGGCATTTAAAATCGAAGAGGACAGAGAGTATCAAAATTATAAAGACAACCGTCTCGGAACTGACATGTTGACGGCAATTCGATTAATTGAATCCGGCTGCAAATTCGTAACATTGAATTATGGCGGCTGGGATATGCATAACAACATAAAGACCGGCTTAGAATCACGACAAACCGTTTTAGATTCCTATCTCGGAAAGTTAATGGATTCAATAAAAGAAAGAGGTCTATATGATAACGTAATGTTGGTAATCACCGGGGAATTCGGAAGAACTCCGAAGATTAATGCTAATGCCGGAAGAGATCATTGGGCTGGATTATGCCCACTTGCTATTTCTTGCGGTGCTTATGAAATGGGAAGGGTAGTAGGAGACTCAGACGAGTATGCTACGGAGGCTATTGATGGGAAGTGTGGACCGGAGGATTTAAGATATACTGTGTTTTCACACTTGGGTATTGATAAGAACTCTATGTGGCTTTCTATAGAGGGACGACCAATGCATTTAAATAAAGAGTCTTCTAAAAATATTCTTACGGAGTTATCATGAACGAAAAGGTTCCCTACCTAAAAAACCCAAGCCTTGAAAAAAGAAAATCACTTCTAGTTAACATGTCAATTGTGTGGACATGTATGATATTAGCCGGAATGTTTCTTATACCAACACTGGTTTTTGGTTTCTACATAGACGAGAAGGTTAATGACGGACTTGTTTCAATTAAAAATCTTGCGATAATTGTTGAGTCTAACACAACGGACATAAAAAAAATAAAGGAGATAAGTTTAATCAAAAACGAGCTTGATAAAGCTTTAGACTGAGAGCGTACAATGATGAATCTAGAAGATTGTATGCAATGGAAAGTTATTTTTGAAGAATCTCCGATTGGTATAGCGGTTGTTGACCGTGAAGGAAACTTTAAAAAAGTAAATCAAAAACTTTGCTCAATAACTGGATATTCTGAATACGAGCTTTTAAAATTAAGCTACAAAGATATTACACACATTGCTGATTTAAATGCCGATATCGAAATGGTCAATAAATGCATTTCTGACCAATTGGACGGTTACGTAATGAGTAAGCGTTATATTACAAAAACTAACAAAATTGTTTGGATTAAGTTAACCGTGGCGGTAATTAAAACGGATAATAAGTTCGATCATTTTCTTGTACATGTAGAGCCTATCGACGTAACTAATGGTAGCTTCAAGCACGCACTCGAAACCTTATCAATATCAAGCTCTGAAAATAGCATACTTAACAAAAAAACAATATCAGACTTTATAATAAACAACTTTAGGGCAATTATAGTTATTTTGTGCAGCTTAGTAAGCGGTGCAGTCGGTTTTGGTACTCTTATAAACTCAACAATTAATAAAATTAAAGTGTACGAAGAGACTCAAGAAGAGATGCAGAAAATAATATTAGACCTGCAAAAGAAAAATAACATAACAGAATAAGAAAAACCCCTAGAAGTCTAGGGGTTCTTTTTTGTTTACTCGTTTATCATTTCAGATATCCATTTGTAAGTGACTTCCATTCCATCCCTTAGTTTTCTTGTTGGTCTCCATCCTATCATTGATTCTATGAAATCGTTTTGAGATTTTCGTCCCATTACCCCGAGTGGACCGTCAATATGTTTAAGCTCTATTTGTTTACCAGCAATGTCAGCAACCATATAAGCCAAATCATTAATTGATATCATTTCATCAGAGCCTATGTTTACGACTTCAGTACAGTCAGACTGCATAAGTCTCTCAACGCCCTCTAAGCACTCATCAATAAAAAGAAAAGATCTGGTTTGTTTTCCGGTTCCCCATATCTCAACGACATTTGATTCATCACTGGTCATTGCAACCTTTCTGCATATTGCTGCCGGGGATTTCTCTTTGCCGTTATTCCATGATCCTTCTGGACCAAAAACATTATGAAACCTAGCAATTCTAACATCAAGTCCATAATTCCTCATGTATGCGTGGTACATTCTTTCACTAAATAGTTTTTCCCATCCGTATTCAGAATCTGGATTTGCTGGATAGGCAGAAGACTCTTCACAGTTCGGATTATCCGGGTCTAGCTGATTATGCTCAGGGTAAATGCAGGCCGATGAAGAATAAAACACTCTAGTATCACGGGAGTATTTTGTTAGTGAGTCAAGCGTGTTTAAATTGATACACGCGGAGTTATGCATAACGTCAGCATCGTGCTCTCCGCTGAAAATGTATCCGGCACCGCCCATGTCTGCCGCAAGCTGATAAAGCCTGTAAGGTCTAAACATGTTGATAAGGTATTCGACATTTTTAGGATCTCTTAGGTCCATCAAGTAGAATCTGTCGAAATGACCTTCTAAGCGACCATATTCAGTATCTGTAATTCTAGAACTTCCATAGTCCCAGTATTCATTTAGTTTGATGTCAACGCCGACAACATAATAGCCATCCTTTACTAATTTCTTGCAAAGATGACCTCCAATAAAACCACCCGCACCAAAAACTAAAACGTTTTTCATATTACTTCTCCAATTGATCCATAAAGATTTTCATAAATTCATCATCAGTTTTATTTAAAAGAAATCTATTGTCTTGAGCCGCTTTTAATAGCTTATTATAGTTTAGCCCGCTCAAAATAGAGGACAGGTCAGTTCCATCAGGAACTTCAACATATTCTTTAGGCATTATCATGCTTTTCTCCCCACTTGTTTCAGTCCAGATTAAAATAGCCCCCAAAGCCATTATATCAAAGGTTCTCCAGCTTATTCTACCATGTCCGGTCGGACATAGCCCAATTTTACAATCATATAAAGCTGATAGCATATCAATATGCTTGACAGGAGAATGATTTAGGGCGGATACATCTCCAAAGATATCAGACTGAAATTCTAAGCTTAGGTTTTTTTCAGAAAAAACAAGACCTCCATAAAAACTGGTTTTAGATTTTAACAATGATAACAACCAATCTATACGTTGATTATACATATAATGCAAAATTTTATCACCGTATATGTCAAATTTTTTGTCTGGATTTGAAAGACAGGAAATACCATCTACTGAGTTGTATACTCCACTTTTTATAGGTTCATAAAGCGATCTAAACGTCGGAGAACAAACCAATAAAGGAGAAAAGGAAGACTGCTTAAAAAGAATATCCTGATTAGCTATATTTCTCAAGTAAGAATAAACAGGTAATGGAAACCCTATATTTTTAATCGAATCATTTCTAGTATTTTTATCAACCCAGCTCATTTTTGCATAGGCGACTACCTTGTCTTTTAATTCATAATACGCAACATCTGGATCGAAGTGGGTTGGCTGATCCTGACAGTCATAGAAGAAAATCATATCAGAATTGATTTTATCAAAAACCTCAAAAGAAACACTTGGATCAACAAATGTTAAATCAAATTTTGAATCAGGAATATCGTCATAGGAATTACACCAAAAAACAGCATTGTTTAGATTTGAAAATCCACTAACTATTCTACTTTTAGATGACTTATCCCTTCCTTCAATTATTAATATCCTCATTCCCATTTAAACCATCCTCTCATTGGTATATTGCTTAGATTCTTATTTTTGTCGCCCTTCCACTGTCTCCAAGGACCGTAAACGCCGACTTTATCAGCACCACTTAAAACAGATGCCCACCAGCCCAACGTTCCATGCTCGAAAAGGATGTTTCTAAAAGATCTTATCTTGTTAAAATCTTCTAGTATAGAACCTTTTTCAATAACTGGCGAAAATTCAGAAAACATATCAACAAAAGAATTGAAGTAGTCTACAGAGAGATTAATATCAACCCTCTCAGAATCTGGAACATTGTTGTGAAACTTCATAGACCTTAACTCGCTACTTGATACGTGTCCCCACTTTGGCATATCTGTAACTATATGAAGTCTATCAAAATTAAATTGCCTTATTGCTTGAAGGTATTGTTTTGGACCCGGTTTTGTGAAAAACTCGTTTCTCATAAAAAGACGATCACCAGTTCTAAAATGAACAACTAAATCATTATCTTTTCTCGGCTTTACTTCTGGAAACCAAGACTTTATTAAGTCAAGATTCGGGTAATAATAGCGGTAATCTTCAAAATATCCTTCCAATAAAAGATCATCATTTCCATTATACATTTGTGCTTTATCGTAGTTACCATCGCCAACATGTATAAAATTTTTCTTAGGAAGTTTATAATCGCAAGAAATCCCAAGTTCTTTAAGAGAATCGATAGCATAATAATTTTTAGAATACGGAATAACAATAAGTTCTTCAGAATTCAATCTTTTATGAAGAAGTTTTGCGGCAACATACTGAAAAATATTATTACCAAACCCGTTTGTTAGTTTAACATAAGTTTTCATAGTCATACCCAAAAGTTTCTATATCTTGCTTACATCTTTCTGCAACTATGTCTATTAGCTCTTGATTGTAATAATTTGAGTAATGTATTTTTATAGGATCATGCCTTACAACGTCTCCACTATAATGACCAGAATGATTCAGATGTGGTAGATTCGCATCAATACCTATTTTTTCACAAATAAATTTAAACTCTTCATCAAGACGTTCAAATCTACCAACATGATCCACCATGATTTTGCCGGTTTTATGATCTATTATATGCTCTATCTGATTTCTAATATGCCATTTATCATGCTGATACTGATGAATTGGAGCATTTTTATAACACCAATCCATCTGCTTAACAAAATCATCAAAAGAAACTCTACCATCCTCTCCGGTCCATCCCCTTGATTTCCATCCTTTTTTTGGATAGGTTTTTTCTTTTCTTGTTAACCATTTCCAGTTTGAGACATATCTGTCCCAAGGGTTCCTAACTATTGCAACCTTCCATAGTGAATTAAAAAGGTTTTCACCCAGAACGTTTTTAGTATTTTCCGTTCTAGATAGTTTAAAATTTACAACACTCAGAAACTCATTATAAAATAATGGAGATCTTCTATAGATATCTGAATTTTCAGTTAGTACATTGTTTGGAAACTTATCTAGAACACTTTTTAAACTAGTTCCTCCGGTTTTTGGAATATGAATGTATAAACCAATTACTTCAGATTTAGCAGCCATAAATCATTCCCATCATTAATAATTGGTTTAAAACCAAAAGCACTTAAAAAATTAATAGTCTCATTAATATCCATATATCCATCATATTCTTTTTCACCATACTCTACTATTACTAGTTTAACCTCATACAAATGATCACCACACCCCGTTAAGACCTCTTTTTCAGCACCTTGAACATCTATCCATAGTAGATCAACATAGTTGATTTTATTTTTTTCTACGAAATTAGCATAAGTATCTGTTTTCACAGTAATCTTATCTTTAATGTGCTTATAACCTTTTTTAAGAGATGAGGAACCAGAGTTATTTAGCTCTAAATTAATATAGTCATCCCGAGATATCCAATCGTATTTTTCAGGAACGTCAGTCTGCGACTGATAGCTTTGATAAAAATCAGCACATCCAACCCTATCCGACAAAGCTACTTCGAACAGTTTTATCCTATCATCGCAAACGTACTTCTTAAATACAGAAATGTTTCTTGGGTCTGGTTCAAAGCAGAAAATACTAGATTCAGGAAAAGCCTCTGCAAATCTTAAAGAGTCTTCTCCATAATGAGCACCTATCTCAACTATAACCGGATCTTTTTTTGCTATTATTTCCTTTAGCTTATTGAACTTGTCGGTGTATTTTTTCATGTAGCTCATAAATATTCTTTCATTACTTCGCAAACCTTCTTGGCCCTGCCAACCCAACAGTGCTCATTCGCCTGATTATCAATAAAATATCGAGACATCCTATTAAGTTTTTCATTATCACTTAATAGGTCCGTAATTTTTTCCTCAAAATCAGACAGGTTGTAGGAAAACTCAAGACAGTTCACGTCTGGAATTAATATTTCCTTAAACTCTTCTGGAATTGTTGGACAGACAGGAATTGTTGAAGAGCCAAGTATCTCAAAACACCTAGCCGATATGTCACCAAACGGTGCCGGTGTACAAACCCATAATTTAGAATTAGCCATAGTTTTCGCATACAATAAATAATCATCAATAAAAGCCTTTGATGCGTCATCGCTGGCATTCCAAAAAACATTGCAATCCATACGTGATAGTTTATCTCCTATTTTAACCCTGATATTTTCTGTCTCAAAAGCACCTTCCTTGTATAGTTTGTTTTGATGTAGGGCACCGCTAAACCCTATGTCAAAATCTCTTTGGGCTTTTCTTGAATAAAAAAATTCTGGATAATAGCCGTAGGTTAAAAGTTCTGTTCTTTTCCCTATGATCTCGCCGTATTTTTTATACTGAGGTACAGTAGCAAATACGATGTCAACATCGTTGTTTCTACAGAACTCAAACTTTTTCTCTAAATTGTTTTGAGGTTTAAATAAGATGGCGGCGACTGGAACATCTAAGTTCTTGATGTGAATGAAGTAGTCAGAACCAAGCCACCCAAACCCAAAAATAACAAAATCGGGAACAAAACCCGTTTCATTTATAACGGCTTTCAGGTCGTTAAATGGCTTATTGTATACAAAAACATTCGCGACTTCTTTTAAGCCATCACAAAGACCGTTGTAATATTTATATTTATTCGATGTAGGTGAATAAACTATTGGATCAGCATACAAGATATTCATAAATTAAAACTTCTATAAAATGGACCTATTTGCCCTCTTAAATATATGGTTTCTTCAAATATGTCAGAAAACGCCTTAAAAACTTCTTCATCTAAGTCTGTAAATCGCGATACCCTTTCTTTCCAAGAATTCTCAATATTCAGCCGTGAATCAATTTCCAAAAAATTAAGCAAATAATTATTACATTTTAAAATATCTTCATAAGAAACTAAACAAATATTGTTTGAATTATTTGATGCTGAAATCCATTTTTTGAACAAATTATTAATTCCAAAATCCAGCCTATGCTCTAGAATATATTCTATAGAGACATATTTAGGAATTTTATCATATGGTTGATTTAAATGTTTTAGATGATTTTTTATCCAATTGGGAGATTTTTTATTTCTTTTACAAAACGAAATAACGGCATTTATTGGATTAGAATGAATAAAAACTTGCTTATCGATATCTGTATTATTTATATCTAAAAATACATGAGGATTATGATCTTTATCAAAAACGTCAATATTTGTATTGCATTTGAAAAAATTAGTTATAAATTTTAAACCGCTTCCACCATAAGAATAAAATCTAACTTTCATTTTAATACTCCCGGTGCAATATCTTGAATATGCCTAAACTTACCTTGGTCATGGTATCCATCAGAAACTACCGGAATCTCAGTAATTTCGGACTGAATGATGTGTGCAAAAATACTAATGATTTCATTATCACCCCATCTATACTTATAGATACCGCCACTCTTATTTACCTCATTAATCCACAATTTCCAAATATTGGTATCAAACACGGATGTATCTATAACGTATGTATCGCACCAATCAAGAAAATGAAAAAGGTATGGGTCATTTTTAAGTAGAACTTCTTGAAGCTGGCCCGAAGAAACATCTATCTTGTTGCTTTCAACGAACCTTTTAGTAAAATCAAAAAGACCAATCCTAGTGTCTAAATGGCCTTGATGTGGGTGTCCGTTCTTTAATCTTTTCCCGACAAAAAAGGCACCGATTTTATTACCGCTATCTTTTAGGATTTGTATCGGATCAAAATCAACAATCTTATTATATCCAGACTCATCATCATGAGTGATAATGTAATCGTAAATTTCTAGATTTGTGCCGGAATAGCCATAAAGATTTGAGTTAAAATTACACATGTGTAAATAGCCAAGTCGGGATTTTGGAAAACTAGACCTAACATAGCTAAGATAGTGTTTATGGTAGTATAAATCTGTCTCTTCTATATGCTCTGGTATTTTATAATCAACTTTTTTGAATTCAACATTTTGATTATAGGTTTCTATCTTCACATTATCGTATATGTCATCAAAATAAAACACCTTAACTGGATAATCGTATTTATGATTGAAATGGTCCCACAAAGATTTTAAGCTAAGCTCTATACACTTTGTTCTTGAGGAAATGTATACTATGCATGTTTTCATAATTCACCAAGTGCTATTTTTAAACTTTTAATACCATCGTCCAAGGTAGGTAATCTACCGCTGTTTTTAGTTTTAACAAAATTTATAAAATCATTTAACTGTAATGCGATCTTATCTATTTTCTGATTAAGGTCTAAATTAAAACAGTCATCATTTTTAAGCTTGCCGTAAGCAAATCTCTTTGGTTTTACATGATCGTAAGAAAAGTAAGACGAGTCTATGTTAACAATATGATTACTGAAAACAAGATCTATATTACAAGTGGAGTAATTTCGTCCAAAACCAACATTGTATGATCTAATTTCAAGAGGGTCTTCTTCTAAAACAAATCTTGCCAAATCAATGTCATGAACGGAAAGGTCTAAATTGACATCAACTCCATGATTTGAGTTTGGCGTTTTGCCAAGTCTTTGAAATCTTATAAACTTACAGTCTTTTAGTCTTTCAAGATCTTTGTTGTATCTTTCACAGTATCCAACAATTATATTGGAATATGAGGATGAGGGTATGTCATTGATTTCATTCAGTGATGAAACAACGGGCTTCTCAACAAGCATTGGAATATTGAAATGAGAATAATATCTTATTTGATTAATATGATCTTTAGGAGGGGTGCATATTATTACAAAATCAGCATCATCGCAGTCTTTATTTACCGATATTTTGTTTGAGTATTTGTTATAAACCGGAGACTCTAATGCGTTTTTGGGGTTTATATCTTCAATAAAAACGTGTGAAATCAAGCTATTAATGCAACACTTTTCTGCATAAATCATTCCCATTTTTCCGCCACCAATAATTTTAGCTATCATTGTATGACCCCTCTTCTATTCTTCTTGCAACTTCTTCTGCGATTGGGCAATTTCCAGTAATACCCCTTTTTATGTATGCTGGCTGATCATAAACAACCTTTGGATAGTGTCCGTTTTGAGGTCCATAAATTCCTGTTTCTGCATTTATTCCAACCGAATGTAGTTTAATTCTTTCCAAAGCTAATAAACATAATGGTTCCGCCAATCTAAAATTGAAACCAACGTGTTCGTGATTGTATTTCCCATCTTGTCCCTGATCACATATTGATCGTATTTTTTTCGCATCAAGTCTTGAGTGTTTTGGAATACATATCATGCCACCCTCAAAAGTTGATACGTTCTTGGTCTTATAAAATGAAAAAGTTCCGCAGTCTCCAATAGTACCGCATCGACCAACACCAAAAGCCTGTGCTGTATCTTCTATTACGGGGATATTGTATTTGAGAGATATTCTCATTATTTCATCCATGTTGCAACTTCTGCCGTATAAGTGAACCGGAATGATCGCCCTTGTTCTTTTGGTTATCTTTTTTTCTATCTCTGCCGGATCAATCAGCAATGATTTAGGGTCTATATCAGCAAATACTGGTTTTCCGCCGGAAATAACAATAGCATTAGATGTTGCGATGAAAGTAAGTGGCGTTGTAATAACTTCATCGCCGGGTTCCAAATCCATAGACCACATAGCCGCTATAAGTGCTGATGTTCCACTGTTTACAGCTATACAATCTTGAAGATCGAATCTGTCTATTATGTATTTTTCGAATATGTCTCTAACTATTTGTGGCATAATTTGTCCTAAAAATAAAATCTAGATAAAAATCTGATACTATATTCATATCATTTGTTGATTCGTATTTGTTTGATGTCTTTTTTGAAAAATCCAACTCGGGTGGTGAGTAAAGACGTAGCGGCTTAAAATCCCAGTCTTCTTCTGTAATTATAGTCGCTCCAAGCCCGGCCACTTCGAAAGTTCCGCCAGAAGACGAGCATATAATATGACATCCAGCACCGCGAGCATCACAAACAACATTCGGACAATGATCAAGCCAAGCTAAGTGAATGAAATACTTTGACATTTTGTATATCGAATAAAGTGTTTCTTGCGTGACATTACCAATATAACGTATTTTTTTATCCTTAGTTTTTTTCTCATATTCTCCGGCAATAACCAGTATATCATTGCTTGAAGAGTGTTCCTGAAAAAATCTTATATTCTCATTTAACCTCTTATGAGGTCTCCAAGACGATGCACAACACCATATATCTCCATTACACTCTAGTCTAGAACCTAAATCTGCTGTTATACTTTCAGCGGCTGCAATAGCTTCTAAATCAGCACCATTATGAATAACACAAGCGTTTGGATGCTCTGAAAAATATCTAGTAACCAATTCTTTGTTAAAATTTGATTGAAAAATTACTCCATGTGCGTTTCTGTATGTTTGCAATATAGGGTGGTTTTGTGCTACCCAGTTTTGATCGGTATTGAAGTATATGCCATCCAGTCTTTGATAAATTTCACCAGTACCTGATGATGAAAATATGAAAGATAGTTTCTTTCTAGATGACTGATCGATGGTAACGCCTTTTCTCAGCATGTATTTCAACAATTTGTGACCAAAGGAGTTGGGTCCAGAATTAGATGCTGGAGAATAGTTTTCAATACAAAGGTTCATATGGCTTCCTACTTCTAATAATGTTGGCTAAATTGGTTTGCTCAACCGCATGTGTTTTATCTACATTATCCCCAAGTTTATTATACACATACAGATTCTTATCAATATACTTAGACCTTGATCCAGATATCTCAAGAACAGGCAGCATTATAGCTTGATCATAAGCGTATTTAAAATACGATCCATGAACCATTAGGTCAAACAAAGCAATTTCTTTCCAGATGTGGAACTTAAACGTTCTTAAATGAGACGCTCTCCATCTGTCTTGCCTGAAAGAGTTATTCTTAATTACATCCTGCGGATACTCAGAAGGTTCCACCCCCATGCGACGGTAGAGACCGTTTGCAAAATATGAATAACTTCCATACGTAGAAACACAGTCGTAATTACTGTATACATGATCAAGATGATTTAAAACATTTGGACTTGAAAACCAATCATCACCATCAACCAGAATAACAACATCTTCATCATTGATATCACTATTTTGAATTGCATTTACTATATTTTCTAGAGCGTATTTTCTTTCTTGGTTTGTTATGACTGAACAGTTTTCAAAATTACCCTCTTCTAAAACAGTATTAAGCATTAAGTTACTTGAATCGCAAGAGCAGTCATCTATAAAAATTACTTTAAAATTAGAGTATTTTTGGTTTAATGACACATAGGCATTGATGGCGATAAAATTCTCAATATTCCTAAACGGAGTAACTATTACAAATCTGGTATTTTCATTACTACTTTCATCAATATCAGGAAGATTTACATTCCATATATGAAATTGATTACTTAAAAAGTTTTTTACTCTATCACTTAAATTCATTGTTTACTTCCTTCCAAAAAAAATCAGGTCTTCCCTTTAAATAATCCTCGGTATTTGAATTAAACCAATCTTCTGATGCGTGCTGAACATTACTGTTAATAACTAAATTTAGTCCTAAAAGTTTAGCTTCTATTGTGCATCTTGGACATGTGTCTTCTATTATTGGAAGAAAAACCATACCGGTATATTGCGAAAGTCTTTTTATATGATCATAGTATGGCTCAATTGGCAGAATGTCAAAATCTAAATTGTTTAATCTACAAAAATCAACCGCCTGATTAAGTCCTTTAGCCATACTGTGCCACCCCCCATAACCCTGAAGAATGGCATACTTATTATTCTTTGGTTCAGTTCTCAAGCGAGAAAATAAACTAAAATCATCCTTCATGAAACAGGAGCTTAATATTCTGGTTTTATCAATTTTTAATTCAATGTGCTGCAAAAATACATCTCTCTGTTTCTCTGACATAAAAAAGATTAAAGCGTCTTCTGCTATTTTGGTATAAATTTTTCTTATTATCGGAATAGCTGGACATCTGCATTGCTCTTTATTCCCTAATACAAAATGTGGAATAGTTCCTCTATACGGACAATAATTATAGTCAAACTCTATTTTGACAATATTCTTCAGACTTAACAGGTTTTTTATCTCTTGGGAATTTAAATCAAACTGGTACAGGTGGGTTATATTGCCCAGTATCCAAACACTATCTCTGTACCTGTCTATTAAATCTGATGTAAGATCTGAACATCTAAGCATTAGCACATTTTCTAAATTAGGTTCCATTATAGCCTTATTGGTTAAACTCGTTCCACCAATCTCTATATTGGAATCATCAACAAAAACATAATCCATCATCCACCCCCTTAGACCCCCATCGAAATTGGTTGATCTAAAAATTAAGAGAAATCAAAACTCACCGTTAAACCAGCCCAACACTGAACACTTTGCAAGAAAGGGAAAAGGGTTATTAGTCAACACTAAAACTCGTTTAAGGTAAGACATACTGTCCCCGCCACCATTCCCGGTAGCGAAGACAAACAGGTAATAAAAAATAAAACCCTAGAAGAAAAAAATCTTAACTTTAAAGCAGGGATGATTGATGATCTACAATTATGTCTCTTGGATCAACCGTTTCCGGGAGAAGATCAACGTTGGAGGCTCTTTGGGTTTCTCATTATTAACCTACGCACACCCCTACTTCTCTTTTTTCTTGCCTTCTGTTGGCTGTAAGCCGGGAAAAGAGTAACCGACACTACACTATATCCCCAGAATCACCGAATTTTCAGATTTTCAGAAGAATTTTCGAATCTTGCCGAGCGGTCAAGGGTATAATGGGTTAGTAATTTAATTGAGTTGACGCAAAAACGAAAGGAAAAACGAATGACTCAAAGAGAATTTTTAGTTGCTTTAAAGAGCACGGTGAACAGTTATCGGTGGGTTTATGAGGGAAATTCACTTGTTGGTACTGCTAAGTATGGTGCTGACAGGGGCGTAACTTACAACCCAGTTACGGCGGTTGCCAGAACGTTGCGTGTCGGCAATTACCCTAACACAAAGGCAGGAACAAGTCATGCAGCAAAAGCACTTGGCTTAACTGATGGATTGGTATCGGCTGTTTTATCGCAGTCAAACAGAGGTCACGCACAAATTATTCGCGGAAAACTACTAGAAACACTTTTTAACTAAGGAACGAAGAATGAAACCGAATGAAGTAAAGTTTATTGGAAACTTGGTAAAAGACCCTCAAATTTTTGAAGGTCAAGACGGAGCTAAGTTTGGTCGCATGAGAATTGCGGTCAATACAAAGATTCGTGATCTAGAGGAAACCCTATATATTGACGTTAAAATCAATGACTACGCTATGCGTGATATTGAGTATTTTGATGTCAAGAAAGGAAACAGGGTATTTGTCTCAGGACGACTTGTTCAGGAAGAATACAATGATGCAGATGGACGTGAAATCCGCGTTGTTGTTGTTAGAGCGGACAATATCTTCAAGATCGCAACCAAGCAGGCACAAGAAGAAGGCTCTGACTTCTAATGAGGACTGACAAAGTATCTGTAGTTTTAAGAAATGACAAAGAACTAACATTTATTCTTGAGCACTCAAAGGCTGGTGAATTAATGGACCAGTTCTATGAACTATGTTCTGAGGGATTACTGGATAATCTACTAGAGGTTGTTGTAGCGTCTAATGACGAAAAGGCTAACGATACAGTTCTGATTAAATGTGATGAAATTGTTTATATGCGTCGTATTAAAGTTGACGGTTATGAATAAGAAATCTAAAGAAAAGAAAAAGTATCAACGAAAAAATAAAGTGAAAGAAAAGCTACAAAACCGTAGAGAGAAAATTAGGGAAGAGATCAGGGTTCAAAAGCTGTTGAATAGAATGATGTTTGAATCCGAGGAAAAAATTCAACCATACAGAAAAAACACCGATGAAACTGAATCTTAACTGCCCAATAAATACAACGTCATACGGTTACGTTTCGTCCTTCTTTATGAAGGAGTTGAAAGATATTGGGTGTGACCTTCGTTATATTCCAATATCTCAAAACAGTCCTGATGAAAATTTAATAAAAGACCTAGAGCCGGTTCTTTCTCGTCAGGACTTTCATCATAATTCGCCATGTCTAAAGATATGGCACCAACACGGCCTTTTCCCATCATACGGGAAGGGGCCGTTTTTTGGCTTTCCCATATTTGAGTTAGACGAATTTAACGAAACGGAAAAGTTTTCGCTAAACTACCCGGATCATTTGATCGTTTGCTCACAGTGGGCAAAAGAGATTGTGAATAAAAACAATACACATGTTGTTCCACTTGGCTATAATGATGCCGTGTTTAAGCCAACATCAATGCCGAGCATGGACTTAACTGTATTTGGTAATTTTGGCAAGTTTGAATTAAGAAAAGGTCATGATATACTAGCAGACGCCTTTCACAAAGCGTTTCAAAACGACAAAGACGTTCTTCTGGTTATGATGCCGCACAACTTCTTTTTAGATCAAAAAGAAACAAATGAATGGACATCAAAATATCTTCCTCTACTAGACGGTAAGATTCAGTTCGTTCCGCGACTGAAAACCCAAGATATGGTGTATAATATTATAGGGCAAATTCATTGTGGAGTATTCCCATCAAGGGCTGAAGGATGGAATCTCGAAGCCTTAGAAACACTAGCCTGTGGAAAACACCTAATTATTACCAATTGTACTGGTCATACGGAATTCTGTAATAGTGATAATTCTCTTCTTATTGAAATGAACTCTGGAAAAGAAATCGCGTTTGACAATAAGTTTTTCAAATCCGGTGTCGGACGATGGAATTCTTTTGGTGATGACGAGTTTGATCAGCTAGTTGAACACTTGAGGTTTATACACAAGAAAAGAAAAGAAGGTAGCCTTGCGGTAAATACTGCCGGAATAAAAACGTCATTAGAATTCACTTGGGCTAAATCATCTCAAAAACTATTCAATGTAATTAAAGAGAATTCATAATGTCAGAAAGAACCAGAAACGAAATAACATTTTACCTCAAAGACGATGGCAGTATTATCACTGAATATGCCTACGAGAATGTTGAAGCTTTTGCTTCTTTAATTAGTTGCTTGTTTTTAGGGGATCTGACTGAAGGTACAATCAATTATCTTATCAATCAATTTGATTTGCTTAATGAAAAACGTGCCGTAACCCTTATGAATGAACTGTCCGTCAAATATTTTAAGAACAATCATGACGAACCCTTAATAAAGCCAAGCCAGTACAAGTGAGGTACTAACATGTCAAGAAAAATAGCTTGGGAAAAATGGTGTAATGAAGAGCCGGAAGATCAAGTTCCAATGAACGATGATTTTATGGAAGATATAACAGAAGATTTCGCTGCTGATTTTAATCTTAATTTCACTGACGCCTTTTTGTTTCAAAAAATCAATACACCTTTTGGCGAATTCCTTCCCGATGATCCAATGTGTCCTAACAACATGTTTGACTGCTGGGTTGCACATACGAACTTTCCAATAACTCAAGAGATAAGTGATATTATAGACAATCAAATTGAAGGCATTGGTGCATTCAAGGTAATGTCTAAATACAGATTCTTTATAGGCGTTGAAAGACTTTTTAGTTTTTCCGACGTTAGGCAGCAAATACAAAGGGTCTTGTGCGACGAATATGATTTTGTAAAACTTAGTGTGGACAATCACAGTCAAATGCAGGAACTAAAAGAGACCTTTGGTTCAATTGGCGAAAATGAAAAATGGGCCGTTTTCCTTGGACATGACAAAAAAGTACGTGTTCTAAGAATGTCTGAGTGTGTTTCCGAAGAAGATTATCAAGAAAAACTTGAGGAATTAAAATCCCTCAAAAACGGAAATATTATCACTTGCGAATAATTAAAACGGAGTATATAAAAGTAGGATCTGGATTTTTTTGTTATTTTGGATATAATGGAAAATACCGATAAGTAATGGAGAAAGAATAATGGCATTACTTCCTACTGGTATTGTGGTTGGTACTAACGGAGTTTATAACTCAAGTCCAACTGAAGAAATTGGCGGCGTTTTAGTTGGTATTACAAGTGCAACAACCGTAACTGCGGGCAATGTAATTACTCAAACTTTTCCTGTTAGCCAAAACGCAATTGATGATGGTAGAAACCGCAGGTCTGTTCCTGTTGAAGCAAGCGGTGCCGCACATGCGTTTAGCACCCAAAAAGCCTATTCCGCTGGAACATTCGCTTACGCACAGTCAGATTACATGGTTAGAACTGTAGCTACAACTGTTAACGGTGTTGTTAACACAACTCTACTATTCGGAAACGAAGAGCACAGAGTTCATAGAAACATCGCTAACTCCCAAAAGGGTGCTTTGCTATCTACAGCATATCGTGCCGGTTACTGGCAAGCTCTTGGTGTTTCTGGTCAAAGAACTAACTGGACTACAAGTCCTACGACTGGTAACGTAACTTACAGATCAACCACGAACAACGCTGTTACCGCATCTGATGAAGCGATTTACAAAACATACAAGTCTATTCCGGGTGAATTAACTTACATGTACGGTGCTATCGACGCAAATCAGGATGATTACGCTGCTAGAACTCTATAATAATCGCTTTTAAAAAACAAGAAGTTTCAAGGGGGTATAAGTTTCAAACTTTGCCCCCTATTTTTTACTATAAGGTATATTATGAAAATAGCATACGAAGATGCAATTAAGCTAATAGAGCATGGCGACGTTCTTCTTTTTCAGGGTAGCGGGACCATCTCATGGCTTATCAAGACATATAACTATGGCGAATACAGCCACGCCGCAATAATAGATAATTCCGATTCAATACCAATGTGCTGTGAAATGAAGGAGTTTAAGGGAGGTAGGTGTGTTTCTCTTAAAAGTCAGGTTGACAAAGTGGGCACCGAAATTAAAAAAATTGACGTTTTCCGCCCGCTTTACAAAATTTCATACGAGGCTGTTGAATATAATAACGGAGAGTACGAAACCGTCAAAAAAACCAAAACAATGACAAACGGTGTTAAAAACAATATCGTAAGAAGAATGCTGGAAATAACAGGCTCAGACTATGGATGGAAAAGCATTTGGAAAATCGCAAAACATTATTTGCCATTTTTAAGACTCGTAAAGCCAAAGACAAAGGATGTTACTGAAAGCGAGTTGCATATTTGTAGTTCAGCAGTTTCATTTTGTCTACGAACTGAATTTGAAGATCCGGTTCCATACCTTCCAGACTATATGGTCACTCCTTCAGATCTATCTAGGAGTCCTCTTTTAAAATATATGTTTACGATAGAGAAATAACATGAATAAACTATTGTTGATAATCTCATTAATTTTTATTCCGTCAATTGCTGATGCACAGCTTTTATCTTTGGACGATATTTCGCGTGCTACGTGCAAAATTACTGTAATAAAAAACAATGTCATGGGAAGAACCTATTCTTATGGCACCGGAATAGTTGTTTCCGAAGATGAAGACGAGTATTACATAGTTACTAACGGTCATGTTGCCGGATCTGGTTCATCATCAGTTCTTGTTGAGTTTTTCTACAACGGACATAAAAGCGGTGCCGCTCAAGCACGGACCCAATGGGTTAGATTCCAAAGCGGAACAACCATAGATATGGCATTTCTTGCCGTTAAAAAAAGTGTCTTTGGTAAGATACCCCCAATCATAGTTCCTATTGCGGACAAAAATGTCCAATTAAAGCCCGGCGACTATGTATATGGTGCCGGTTGTCCAAACGGTTATTGGAATCAGTCTTGGGAAGGTCGCGTTACTAACGTTTCAGAAAATATCACGTATGTAAATATGCCTCCAGTCGAAGGCCAATCTGGATCTGCATTATTAGCCAATGTAACAAATGCTGATGGGAGCGTAAACACTAAAGTTGTTGGCTTAGTTACTTGGAGAATTGGTAATTCGCCAAATATCTACGGCGGTGCTATTTCATTAAAAAGAATGAATCAGTTAATGGCCGGAACCGCTACGCCAGACAGGATATCTACCTCCTTTTCATATTTATTGCCAACTGGTTATAACCAAAATAAACAGTGTGAAGTTTGCTCTCTTCCGTTTTCAGAACATATGGTTATACCAGATAGAAACGGAGGTCTCGTTAGAGATAAGAATGGAAACATACAAATAATGTGTCCAAACAGCAAATCCACTATTGGCATTGGAATAAAAACAAAAGTTTTAGCTGGAGAGTGTAGCACGTGTCCTCCGGGCGGATGTCCTCTATTACCTTGGAATAATTCACCAAATGTACCGCATCCTTCCCCTGTGCAGCCAGCACCTATATCTCCAAATGGAATCTGGAATATCCCAGACGGTGATTTAAAAGATCCAAATATAGGATGGCAATCTAGTGATGAAAAGAAAAAGCTTGATGAAAAGCTGGAACTTCTAACACTGGAAAATGAAGAACTTAAAAAAACAATAGATTCTATTTCTAATCAGTTAAATTTGACTGAAGGCGAAAAATCTCAATTAATGATAGACTATAAAAACTCTAAAAATTTAATAGAAGACCTACAGACCAACTTAGAATCGCTTACCGGAGAAAAGTCTTCACTGTTACAAGAAATATCATTACTATCAAGTAGTATTCAAAGTACAGAAACTCAAATAAAATCAAAGACGGAAAAATACGAGTCTTTGTTAAACGACTTTCTACACGTCACTAACAAAAAGGAGGAATTGGAGCAAGAAAATGAAAAATTAGCAGAAGACGACATGATTAAGAACGTAAGCTTTACGGCGGCTGGAATAGCCGGTACTGCTGGAATGTGGCTGTTGAAAAGTTACGTAATCCCATCTATCGTTGGCGGGTTTTCCAGAAGAAGAAAAAATTCAGAAAAACAAAATCCAAACAATGACCAAAGAGAGTATAATAATGTTGAGTCGGGTTCTGTTCCAGAAAGTATTTCATCAAACCTAAACATGTCTGGAGATACTGGAATTTCTGATAAAACCATGATGCCGAAACACGAATTACCTCCGGGTCAATACGCTAATGAAATTAGTCAATTGCAAAACTGGAACACTTATGCCGCATATCAACAGCAAGTATCACCAATGATCAGAGGTTTAAGCCCCGGTGCTCCATACGGAACGCCATTTGCAAGGGGAAACCCAACAAGTGATCAGATAATGACGGCACTAAGTGAAATATCAAATGAATACGCAGCAGACTACACAATGACTCCGGGTCACGTTACAACCCTACTAAGACAAAGACTAAAATCAAAATACGGATACGAATAATCCAAAAACAGGAGAATTAAAATGCCAGACGTAAATTTTGTTGTACCTACCCATGACGCAATTTTACCCTTTATGTTCAAGGGAATTAAGTGGGCAGTTCCAAATGTTGGTGACAATCAAGAAACTCATAACCTAGCTATTGCTAGATTGTTTGAAAAGGTGGGAGAGCACCTTCAGGCTCTATCAAATCTAAGAGATTGCTTTATGCCGGGGCCACCATCAATTACGGCCATTAAAGCACATCACAATATGTTTGTTAGGTTGAATAACCTAATCGACACAAACGTTAAGACCTCTCAGGAAGAGCACCTAGTCGCTTCTCATGTTAATCATGAGCGACGTAAGTTCAAGATCTATCCAGTTCGTTACTATGATGTTAAGAACGACTATCTAAGACGCTGGATTGAGCTATGTTTGCAGGGTCTAAGTAACATGGCACAGCTAACTGATAATGGCTGGCAGAATGATTACAATCCCGCAACCGCAGTAGAAATGAAGAAGTTGTTCCGTGAAGCCTACAGGCTTATGGTAACTGAGTTGTTCAATGTTGATATTCAGACAGCAAAGGGTATCTTCAATGACGTTACTCCGTTCTACCTAACACCAGATCAAGTAACGGCTTATGACAACTCCCATATCCCAACAATTGAGTGGATGAAGCATCCCAACCTTGGACTAGTGCTAACTGAAGACGAAATGCGTTCTATTAGCACTCCAAACGTACAGGTTGCACCCGGAGTAGCTGAGAATGATCCAAACACTCCACAAAGAGATATTTCAGCGGCTAATGAAGGCGTAATTGTTCCTTAATGGTTGTTAATAACTAAAAGGGGCGGCTACTTGCGTAGTCGTCCCTATTTTTTTCGGGGATTGTAAATGACAAAGACTATTAATGCTACTGCTGTTGGAAAAATAAACTATTCTTATACTGACTCAACCAGTACAAGATCTGTTGTTGATTCCAATTCAGCCGATAATAAAGCAACCTTTACGTATGGAACTGGAAATTTACAAGTAAACATGGTTGCTAGGGCTACTGGAATTTTAAGTTCTGGAGGCACAACAACTATTGATGTTACAGCACTTTCAGTTAATCCTCTTGGAGTTGATTACAACGTTGATTTTTCTGGTATAAAATCCATAGTTATTTCAAACGACTCAACAGTTGAGGGTTATAATTTTACCGTTGCTGCAACCGGGTCAAATGGCCTAACAGATATGTTTAATGGCGGCTCTGGCAATCTATCATTGAAGCCATACGGATCTTACATATACACAGATCCGTTTGCCGGAATAACGGTTTCGCCAACCAACAAAGATATTCAACTAATTGACGGCGGAAGTGGCGTTCAGTACAGCGTCACAGTTCTTGGAATCGTGTCCTAATTCAAAAAAAACACACTTGACTTTCGAAAATCCTGAGCTATAATTCTAAATAGCCTCGGGATTTTTTATTGGAGATTGGAGATAAATATATGTCAACAAAGGGTTTAGAAAACTACACATTTACGGCTAAATATGCAAGATACTCACAAGACAAGAAAAGAAGAGAAACATGGAGAGAGTCATGCGATAGAGTCATGAACATGCATCTTGAGTTTTACAAAGATTACGGAATAGATGATGACATTAGGTGGGCATTTGATCGTGTTAAAAAGAAGTTAGTATTAGGCTCTCAGCGTGCTTTACAGTACGGCGGTGATCCTATTTTACGTAAGCACGAGAGAATTTATAATTGTAGTTATTTGCATATCGATAAATACGAATCATTTTCACAAACAATGTTTCTATTGCTGTGTGGCTGCGGTGTAGGATTTAGCGTACAAAAACATCATATCGAAAAACTTCCCAATTTAATCACATCAAAAGACGGTCAAGTAAAATTTGTAATCGACGACTCTATTGAGGGCTGGGCCGATGCAATTGGTGTGTTGGTAGCCAGCTATCTAGATATTCCATCTGGACAGAAGTGGTCTGAATATTCTGGAAAGCATGTCCAGTTCGACTATACCAAAATTAGAGACAAGGGTGAACCATTATCTCATGGGTGCGGTAAAGCACCCGGTCCAGAACCTCTCAAAAAAGCTATTGCAAGCATTAGGTCGTTACTAGATAGAGCACTTGAGCAATCAGAATTTGCTTCCAAGAAGCTCAGACCTATCGTCGCTTATGATATCATTATGCATTCAGCCGATGCCGTAATTTCTGGTGGTCACAGAAGAAGTGCAACAATTGCAATCTTCTCTCCAGACGATGAAGAAATGATGAATGCAAAAACTGGTAATTGGTTTTCTGAGAATCCGCAACGTGGAAGGTCTAATAACTCGGCCTTGCTGGTTAGATCAGAAACATCTAAAGAGGCATTCTCAAAACTACTTCAACGAACTAAAGAATTCGGTGAGCCGGGCTTCATATGGGCTGATCATAGAGATGTTGGTTTCAATCCTTGCTGTGAAATTTCGTTCATGCCACATGATGAAATCACCGGAGAGACTGGTGTGGGCTTCTGTAATCTATGTGAAATTAATGGCAAAAAGATTACTAACGAAGAAATCTTCGAAGAAGCTTGTCGAGCAGCAGCAATTATTGGAACATTGCAGGCTGGATACACCAATTTTCCATATCTTGGTGAAGCCAGTCAAAACATTGCCAAAAAGGAAGCATTGCTGGGATGTTCTATTACTGGCATGATGGAAAACCCCGAAATCTTATTTGATCCAAAGCTTCAAAAACGTATGGCAAAACTAATCAAAACAGTGAATGCCGAAATTGCAGAAAAGATAAATATTAATCCAACGGCTAGAGCGACTGCAATCAAACCCGCTGGTACGACAAGCTGCATTCTTGGCACATCTAGTGGCGTTCACCCACATCACGCTAAACGCTATATTCGTCGCGTACAAGCCAACAAGATGGAGAACGTGTATCAATTCTTCAAGAGGCACAACCCTCACGCATGTGAGGCTTCTGTGTGGTCCACAAACAACACGGACGATGTTATATCATTCTGTGTTGAAGTTCCGGCAGGATCAAAAACTAAAAACCAAATAAATGCAACTGAATTGTTGGAATTAGTGAAATTGACCCAGCAAAACTGGGTAGAATATGGAACCAACGCAGAGCGATCCATTCATCCGTCTCTAAGACATAATGTATCTAATACAATTAATGTCAAGCAAGACGAGTGGGAAGATGTAGAAAACTTTATCTACAAAAACAGAAACTACTTTGCCGGTATTTCGCTTCTATCTGTAACAGGAGATAAAGATTATCCACAGGCTCCATTTAGTGCGATTTATCTTCCTCATGAAATGGTTTCATACTATGGTGATTGTGCTATGTTTGTTAGCGGTTTAATCGAAGAGGCTATGAAATTATTCGAAGACAACCTGTGGGCTGCTTGCGATGCGTTATTAGGAATGAATTTCGTTAAGGGTTCAGCTAAGCATGAATGGATTGATAGATGTAAAAGGTTTGCAAAGAAATATAACGGTGGAGACGTTAAGAAACTCACCTACTGCATGAAAGATGTCTACAACTACAAACTTTGGTTAGATCTACAGCGTGATTGGCAAGATGTTGATTATACTGAGCTATTTGAAGAAGAAGATAATACCAAGATACAGGAGACAATCTCTTGTTCTGGTGGTGCTTGCGAAATTATTTAATTCACATTCTCTCCCTTTTGGTGTATAATACTATGTGAAATAGTATCAACAAAGGGGGGAGTATATGAAACTTAAAAATCTAACTAATCAAAAATTTGGAAAATGGACTGTAATCAAAAGAGTTGAAGCCCATCGCAAACACACCATCTGGGAATGTCAATGTGAGTGCGGCACAGTAAAAAATGTCTACTCTACGCATCTTATACAAGGCAATAGTCGCGGCTGTTTGAACTGTATGGGTAAATCCAAACGTGGTAAAAATCATAAACAATGGACTGGCTGCGGAGACATTTGTGGAGACTACTGGAATTCAATTAAAAGAGGGGCAAGTGGTGATAAGGGACGTAGAAAATCAGTAGTTTTTGAGATTACAATTGAATTTGCATGGGACTTATTTTTAAAACAAAACAAAAAATGTGCAATTAGCGGCATACCAATTAACATAGACTATAAACAACATAGTGGACAACACACGGCCTCGTTAGATAGAATTGATTCATCTATAGGGTATACTGAAGACAATGTTCAGTGGGTACACAAAGATGTAAATATGATGAAACGAACTTACGATCAAGACTATTTTATTCAAATGTGTACAATTATAGCAAACAATAACTAGGAGATTATTATGACTGGGATAATGTACAACTATAGCAAAGATTTTTATAGTCCGATTTACGAATATAAATTACCAACAATAAAAGTAAAAATGCTTAATGAATTGGCGAAAATGCCAACAAAGGCAAATAGTTATGATGCCGGTTTTGACCTGTACTCAACAGAAGATGTTGTTATTCCACCGCTTGAAAGACGTGTTGTGAAAACCGGAATCTCAATGGAGATCCTTGAAGGTTATGCCGGTTTTATTTGGCCCCGATCTGGACTTTCCGTTAAAAGCGGAATTGATGTTCTGGCCGGGGTTATTGATAGCGGGTATCGTGGCGAGATAATGGTTTGCTTATACAACACCAGCAAATATGCTCTTTCTCTTTTTCCTGATATCACAGAATCAGAATCCGTACATATTTCAGTTGGTGACAAAATTGCTCAAATCGTAATTCAACCAATAAGCACATACGACTTAGAACTTGCAGAAGAACTTAAAGACTCAGAGCGTGGTGAGAACGGGTTCGGAAGTTCAGGAAAGTAAAATATGTCAAGAAATAAACAAAAAAATACAGAAGCACAGAGTCATAACCAAAATAGAGTAAAACCACTTGTTGGCAAAACAAGAAACCAAAAAACATACATACAGTCAATACTGTCTAATGACATTACTTTCTGTACTGGACCAGCAGGTTGTGGTAAAGCCCAGCCATTAGATTCAATAGTTTATTGTAAAACTGGCCCAAAAGAAATGGGGGACATTGAAATTGGTGACATTGTTTGTACCCCCGATGGAAATTTTGCGTCTGTAACGGATTTGCATTTTCAGGGTGAAAAAGATGTTTACATAATAATTTTCAAAAATGGACTGTCCGTAGAATGCTGCAAAGATCATTTATGGTTGGTTGAAGAATACAATGGTAAAAATTGGCTTCCTGCTAGGGTTGTTGATACAAATTATTTGTTATCATCAAGATTAACTTATGATAGTAAATTTAGTAGATCAAAATTCAGAATTAAACCATCCAATGTTGTAAATTTCACAAATAAAAACAATAATGAAATTGATCCATACATATTGGGATGCCTTCTTGGCGATGGCGGAATAACTAATGGGGTTAAATTAACGTGCCATGATGACGATTATGAAATAATTAAAACGATTAGCTCAAGATTGACTTCAGATCTATCAATTAATAAAAATAAAAATTTATACCAATATAGCATTACTTCTAAGCCCGGAAAAAGCAATCAGCTAAAACAAAATCTTATGAAGCTAAATTTGTTTGGACATAGGTCAGAGAATAAATTTATTCCTCACTCATATAAATATAGCGATTTTCATACAAGAGTTGATTTAATAAGGGGGCTGATGGATACTGATGGCTGCATAAGTAACGATGGAAAAATAAGCTTTTCCTCATCATCAAAAAAATTAGCATATGATGTAAAAGAAGTTTTAGAATCACTGGGTTGCATAGTTAGTATAAACACAAAAGAAACTACCCATCTTTTGCATTACAGACTATATATTAAAGATTGTCAAAATATTGGTTTGTTTAATTTATCTAGAAAAGCATGTAGTCAAGTTCCTCAAAAAGAATATACTCAATATCATTATATTAAAAGTATTGAGTATAAGGGGATAGAAGAATGTCAGTGCATAACTATTGATTCGCAAGATTGTCTATATCTAACTAATAACTTTATACCTACTCACAACTCTTTTGTCGCCGCTGGAATGGCTTCTGAACTACTGGCAAAAGGTTCTTGTGAAAAAATTATTGTTACAAGACCATTGATATGTACCGGAAAAGACATTGGTTCACTTCCCGGCGAATTAAACGAAAAAATTCATCCTTATATGATGCCAATGTACGAAAACCTTAGTTACTTTTTTGGTAATCAATTCAATATACTCATAGAGAGAAGAAAAATTTGTTTTGAGCCACTAGAATTAATGAGGGGTATGACCTATCACAACTCTATAATGATTCTAGACGAGGCACAAAACTGCACTATAGAACAAATTAAGATGTTTGTAACTAGAATGGGTGAAAATTCCAAATGTCTTATTAACGGCGATATTAAGCAGACCGATCTAAATAAAGACAGCGGACTATCTGAATGTATATCCCGCGTTAATTATTATGAAATACCGGGAATTGGAATATGTGAACTTGAATACTGTGATATACAAAGAAACGATATAATTAGCAGGTTCCTAATAGCTATGGAAGAATAACATGAACAGACTTTTCGTATGTGTTGATTCTAGCGGTTGTTATGCGTTTTCACCAAAATATAAAGAAAGGTTTTACTCAAGCCTTGGCGATGCGAAAAACTCCATAAAAAAGTCCATCCGAATTCAAAACAAGAGAAGAAAAAAGGATGAGAAACTAAAATTTGAAGACTATTCTATCATAGAATACGAATTAGTAGAAAAGGATACCCATAAACTATAATGCCAATTTACACATATAGATGTGACGGTTGCGATTTCGAATTTGAAGCAACACAGTCCATAAAAGATAAACCATTAAGAAAGTGTCATAAGTGCAATAGAAACGCACTTCAAAGACTTTTGCACGCACCAATCTGCATTATGATGAATGATGTTACAACAATCGGTCAGCTTGCCGAAAAAAACTCAAAGAAAATTGGTAAATACAAACTTGAAGAACTTGAGGCAAATGATCCGGGAATTCAAAAGAAGAAGAAGAACAAAGAGAAGAAAGAACTTCACGATAAGATCAACAAGATGACCCCACAACAGAAAAAGAGATACATAGAAGAAGGCAAATAATGATTAAAAACGTAATAAAAACCGAAACAGATGAAAAACTACAATATTCAATAGACGATACTGTTTTAGCAAAAAAAGCTTCTGGTAAGTTTTTCGTACTCATGAAGGGTGGCGGAATGATAGATCCAGACTATCACAGAAAATCCGTAATTGAATCAAACGGTAATAAACTAAAGCGTGTAACTGAGCCAGTTTTTGCCAGTTATGTAAAATATTTGGAAACCGGAGCGTATAGACACTTCGCAGTAGCTAGGAGATGTATGAATGAGCAATCCCAAATCTGAAAGAAAAAGATTAAACAAAATTGAAACCTGTTATATTGATAACAATTTCGAGACAATGACCTGCTCGGAACTTGCAAGGGATTTAAAACTTCCGGTCGCTCTTGTCAGGTCTAGATATAATAAGATGGTTGAACAGAAAAAAAAGAGAGAGGAAGATATTAAAAAGGCAAAACCAATAACTTCCGGCGACCTCTTAGCAAGAAAAGATAAAAGGGGCACCGTTACAATGACTCCTGAATCCGCAATGTTATCAGATGAAACCAGAAAGACGCACAATGCCAAGAAAAAAACAAGACTCGACCGACACATCCACAAAATCAACCCCGACAAGTAAAAGGCAGTACAAGTCAATTTTCAAAGAGGGGTACGTAACAGCCGGTAATTATATTACGGAAGTTATCTTCGAGAAGAGGCACAATCACTTTAACTGCGGCAGGTTTCCCGAAAAATTCTGGACCGATAAAAAACACCAAGGTCCATATAAAGGTCAGGTTATACAGGCAAATAGACTTCTAAAGAAGTATCATCCTGATAGTATCATTAAGGCCATCAAGTCTCCAGAAGCTAAATTTATTTTTAAACTTCAAGATAAAAAATTGATTCCGATTATTGAGAAAATCGAGTCAAGGCGGGTTGAGACCGAGATAGAATATAGCAAGCCTCAAGAAAGCGGAACGCCAATGCCGTCATTCAGCAAACACAAAAACATATTGAGGGATTTATGAGTAAAGATAAAAAGAGAAATCTAAGTAGCGAAAAAGATATAATAAAAGCTTTTGGTAAAATCATTTCAACCGGAAATGAACTCGTTAAAACAAAAGGTGATTTACAGTGCGTACCCTTTAGCCCATCTCTTGACTTGGCTTTGAATGGAGGTCTTTTAGAGGGAACTTGGACGATAATTAGCGGCAATCCTAAAACCGGAAAAACGACAAGCTGTTTACAGGTATGTAAAAACGCACAGGATTGTGGTAGGCCGGTAATATACGTTGATGGCGAGAGTCGTTTAAAAAAGTATAACCTAGAGGGAACGCAGGGTTTAGATCTTGATAAAATTCAGATCATCCATTCGCCAGAAGACGGTGAACAGTTATCAGCAGAAGACTTCCTAGATGTATGTGAGTCCATGATACTAAAACCCGAAAACAAAGGTGCTATTTGCATTATAGATTCGTGTTCAAGTCTAGTCCCAAGGGCGGAATTAGAATCACCCGCTTCAGCCTCACTAAGAGCATCATTGCCGAAGCTATTATCACACTGGGTTAAGAAAAACGCACAGAACGTTGTGAAAAACAAGATTGTAGTAATTATTATAACTCACTACATCACAAACACAAGCGGTTATGGAAAAGTTAAAATTCCAGACTGTGGCGTGATGGTTCAATATCAGGCTGATACAAGACTAGATATTGCCAGAATAGAAGATTGGCGAGAAGGTGGAGATAGTGGTAAAAAAATCGGTCAACTCGTACACTGGAAGGTTGATTGCTCCGCTATGGGTGCTTCTGGAAATGAGTGCGTTAGCTATATCAGGTACGGCAAGGGTATAGATAAGGTACAAGAAATCATTGAATTAGCGGTTTCTTTTGGAATTATCGAAAAGGGCGGCTCATGGTACACTCTTTCTTTTCTTGAAGAACCCGTGAAAGTTCAGGGCATGAGCAATGTATACGACTTCTTATCAGAAAATCCAGAACAGATAAAAGTAGTTACTGAAAAAGTAATGGAAATGCTTTTATGACCGTTATTGGATTTGACGGCAAAGAACATAAATTCAATTACTCAAAGTATAACTACAGAAAAAATAGGGGGAATAAATCCTCTCACCACAAAAGAGCGTACTCTGTTATAAAAGAGTTGTTCCCAAACCTATCCGTCTATGAGGAAGTAACCCTGCCCGGCTCCAAAAGGATTGGCAGAAAAACATTGCTGTATGCCGACTTCTTCATTCCAGACCTAATGCTTGTTATTGAGGTTCATGGAAAGCAGCATTACAAATACATCCCATTCTTTCACGACACTAAGATGAATTTCATCAAAGCAAAACAAAGGGACTCCGACAAAAAAGAATGGTGTGAAATGAACGATATTGATTTATTAGCACTACCACACTATGAGAAAGATGAAGAATGGAAACTGAAGATAATGAAGATAAGATCAAGGGATTAATAGAGTTCACTGAATGGGTTGATGCTTTCTGTGAAATGAATCATCTGCCAAATATTAACTACCAAGAAGAATATAAAGATGCCCTAAACTTAGGAGCGGAAGATATTACGATGATGTCTTCTGATGAATGTCTTCAAACTTCTATAGTTCTGATGAACTACGCCAGCTTTATACAAAAGCAAAAATCCCTTATTCAAGGAAAGCTTTTATGGTGCAATTCAGCAATTGATTATATCTGTAGTAGACAATGGACGAGCTACGATAAATATATGCCAGCAGACATCAAAAAGAAAGCAATAATCTCTGAAAATAAATACGCTGAAGCTATTGAGAAGTGTCGTATCCGTTTAATGACCGCAAACAATACGCTTGAGGAAAACTATGTAGACTTAAAAAAAAGAGCATCTATTTTTGAATCGTTAGGAAGAAAGAGGAGTTTTGAATGAGCGTAATATCTGAAACAATGACAATTGTCGGCAAGTTAAATCAACTTATTGACGAATTAGCCGCCGGAATAGAAGAGTCCGACTGGGAAAGAATACGTTATGTATACGAGGAAGTAACTGGAGAGGAAGCTCCAGAAGTAGAGAAGCAGCCGGTTTCTGAAATTGATAGTAGCGTAGTACAGGCACTTATCAAAAGAATAGAAAACCTTGAAAAACCAAAAAAGCCCACACGTAAACGAAAAACCACGGTAAAGAAAAAAGAGGAACCCAAAACCAACAGTAACAACAAGTTTGAAGAAATGCAGTTGAGTTTAGAGAGTGAGCTAACACCGGCTGAAAGAAAGCAACTGGAATCAATTAATGACGAGGTTCCGCCAACACCAAGAACAAGACCTGCTTTTAAAAAAGTTTCCGTAGAATGTCGTCTTTGTAATAAGACATACGAAGTGCATCCGTCACTAAAAAGAGAATCATATGTTTGTGATAAATGCGTATCAAGGAGAGCGAGATAAATGAGTGAAGAAAAACTGAAGAACATAGCGTCTGAAAGGGCCGTATTAGCCGGTATTTGCCAGCATGGTAAAGACGCCTATGTTGATGTTCAGTCCTTAATCAGTGACCACACATTTACAGTTGACTATAATAAAATTCTATGGAAGTGCCTCTCTAGAGCTATTGAAAATGATAACCATATAGATTTTCCAGCGGTTTTATCTGCTGCTAAATCACTTGGTTTAGATGAATATATCGAGAAAAAGGAAGTTCTAAATCATATCAATGGCGTGATGAATACGCCGGTCCACTTAGAGAATGTATATACACATGCTAAGAAAATTAAGAGACTGGAATTTGCTAGAGAAGTTCAGAATTCATTGCGAGATATTTATCGTAGTATCAACGATATATCTGGCGACGAAAGCTTAAATTCGATCTTGTCTCTAGCGGAAGAACCGATTCAGAGGATATGCCTTAAATATATCAAAGAGGACGAATCCAATCCAAAACTTATCAGCGAAAACATTGATGACTACATAGAGCACGTCAAAAACAATAAATGTGAACAGGTAGGTATTTCGACCGGAAACCCAGCTTTTGATAAGGCAATTGGTGGTGGCTTAAGAAGAAAGTGTGTTGATGTTATTGGGGCACGCCCTAAAACCGGCAAGAGTGTATTTGCCGATAATACAGCACTTCACGTTGCATCAAATGGTATTCCGGTATTAATGCTTGATACCGAAATGAGCCAGCAGGATCACTGGAATAGACTTCTAGCCAATATTAGTGAAATTGAAATCAATGATATCTCCACTGGTAAATTCTCAGACGATCCAGAGAATATTGTCAAAATAAACAAAGCACTTGACAAGATAAAGCAAATCCCATATTACTATATCAGTATTGCCGGTAAGCCATTTGAGGAAACACTATCAATAGCCAGAAGATGGCTTATTAAGAATGTTGGATATGACGAAAATGGAAAGCTTAATGACTGCGTGATAATCTACGACTACCTCAAACTAATGACATCAACGAGTATTAGCAACAACTTAGCAGAGTTTCAGGTTCTTGGCTTTCAAATAACTTCTCTTCACAATTTCTGTGTTGAGCATGATTGTGCGTGCCTTTCCTTCGTCCAGTTAAATAGAGACGGCATAACAAAAGAATCAACCGATGCTGTTTCTGGTTCTGACAGAATTATTTGGTTATGCACAAGCTTTTCCATCTTTAAAGCTAAAACCACCGAAGAAATGGCTATGGACGGAATAACAAATGGAAATAGAAAGCTGATTCCAATTGTATCAAGGCATGGACCCGGTATTGATGATGAAGGATATATCTGCCTCAATATGATTGGAGAGCATTCAAAACTGATTGAAATAGGAACGATAAGAGAGATAAAAAGAAATGAGAAAAACGATGAAGCCGGAATCCCAGACAGAGAAGATATCGATCCTGAAGATGAAATTGATGACGACGATTTCAGAACTCTTGACAACCTTCGGAGTGACGAATAGTTATCAGTGCGGCAGTCTATTGGTCTCAAATTGCCCAATCCATGATGGCGACAACATTTCCGCCTTTAATATAAATATAGATCCAGACAGCAATCACTACGGATCTTGGTTTTGTAACACCAAGGGGTGCCACCACAAGTACGGTCAGGACGTTATTGCTCTTACTCATTGTTTTCTTGACAAGAAATATGACAAGACTCACTCATTTGTTGAAGTTATCAAATTCTGCGAAGAGTTTACCAAAGGGGTCATTTCTATTAATGGGGACATTCCGGTTCGCCAAACAACTTTAGACGACATTCTTTTAAAAAATAAAAAAGTCGATAACCCAAACAAAGGCTACACTAGAGACGTTGTTAGAAGTAGACTTGTATTTCCGGCTACCTATTATTTGAATCGAGGGTTTTCTGAAACGGTTCTAAACGAGTTAGACATTGGACTGTGCAATGATCCAAAGTCAGAAATGTATAACCGAATTGTCTTTCCCGTGTATGATGAAACTGACACATACATGGTTGGATGCGTTGGTAGATCAATAAA